ACTTCTACTAAAATGGAAATTGCCTTTTGTTTGAGATATATTCATATATAAATATATTATATTTTTTTTGAATACCTAAATTAAATTCTATGTATATAGTAAGTATGTCTAAGAAAAAAAATGGAGTAAAATGTGTATTTAAGAAGGACGATTTTAATAGTGCGGACGGAATGTTAACTTATGTATGGGGGCCAAGTTTATGGCATTTTCTTCATACTATGAGTTTTAATTATCCCATTAAACCTACCAAAGCAGATAAGAAAAACTATATGAATTATATAAAATCATTAGAGCATATATTACCTTGTAGATATTGTAGGGAAAATTTAAAAAAAAATCTTAAAAAAACTAATTTTTCTATGAAAAAAATGAAAGATAGAGAAACATTTTCCAAATATATTTATGACCTACATAATCATATTAATATTATGTTACTTAAGAAAAATACTATTAGTTATGAAGAAGTTAGAAGTAGATATGAGAATTTTAGGTCTAGGTGTAGTTCAAAAAAAGCAGAAAATAATAATAATAAAAATAATAAAAATATAAAAGGTGTAAACAATATTAAATTTAGTTGTAAGAGAACTAAAAAGTGTATGAAAATGTGTAAATGTATGAATAAAAAAAAAGAGAAGGGATGTACTACTCCTTTGAATGGAGTTAAATCCAAATGTTTAATTAGAATTGTTCCTTTACATAGTAAGAAAAAAACATTTAATATGGACCCTAAATGTATGACAACTGTTAATAATAAATAATAATAATAAATAATAATAAAAATTGATAATATTTTATATATGAATATGACTATTATTATGAATAATTTAACACCTATAACATTTGAAATAGAAGATTCAACAAATTGGCAAAAATTCTTGGAAGAAGAAGGGTATGTAGTCATAAAAGATATATTATCACCAGAAGAACACGATACTGTATTTAATTTATTTAGGAATGATATAAATTTGGTATCTTCTGCGTTTGATATTTCAGATTCTTCGACATGGAAAATAGAGAATACGCCTTTAATGTATGGAAAGGGGATGGCTGTTTTTAATGGTTTTGGTCAATCTGATTTTATGTGGAAATTAAGAACAAATCCAAATATCCAAAATATATTTAAAAAAGTTCATAATTGTGATGAATTAGTTACCAGTTTAGATGGATTTTCATTATTTGTTAATAAAAATCAAAAATCTAAATCTTGGTTACATATAGACCAAAACCCCATAAATACAATTTATTCAATTCAAGGTTCCTATAATTTATTTGAAGTAGGAGAACAAGATGCGGGATTTATTGTAAATCCTAAGTCTCACTTAACTTATAAACCTGAAGTGAAACATAAAAAGGATTGGATTATGGTTGACCAAGAAGAGTTTATTGGTTCTGCTACAAAATTAGTAATTCCTAGTAATTGCTTTACATTATGGAATTCAAAACTTATTCACGCTAATGTAGGAATTCCTAAAACCAACCAAACATCACAAGAACGTATTAATAGATTAACTGCTTATATTACATATCTACCAAAAGAAAAAAGGACTCAAGAAATATTAGGAAAGAGAATAGAAGCGTATAAAAATGGGAAAACGACTTCACATTGGGCAAATAAATGCGAACTTAAAACATATCCATTTGGATTTAAAACTAGATATGAATCAAGGGGATTTTTAAATATAATTCCTAAATTAAATGAAAACGGTGAAATACCTATGGAAAGATTAAATTTATTATAAATTATGTTTTGTTACTACTGCGTTTGTTTATAAATACTTCGTTTCTTCTTTTTTTAAAGTTTTCTTTTTTAAAGTTTTCTTTTTTTAAAGTTTTCTTTTTTGGTGTTTTCCTTTTACTATGTTGTTTCCTTTTACTATGTTGTTTCCTTTTACTATGTTGTTTCCTTTTACTATGTTGTTTCCTTTTACTATGTTGTTTCCTTTTACTATGTTGTTTCCCTTTACTATGTTGTTTCCTTTTACTATGTTTTTTCCTTTTACTATGTTTCCTTTTACTATGTTGTTTCCTTTTAATCCCCCCAACCCTTATCCCATACGTTGATAGGAATTCGTCTGCTGCTGCTTTTACTTCTGCTGCTGCTTTTTTCACTGCTTCTACCGCTACTGTCGCTGTTGCTACTTTTGCTTCTGCTTCTTCTGCTGATGACGCGTCTTCTGTTGCTTCAACTGCTTCTGTTGTTGCCGCTTTTACTGCTAAGTTTGCTGCTTTTACTGCTAAGTTTGCTGCTTCAACTGCTGCTTCTACTGTTTCTTTTACTTCGGCTGCTTTTACTGCTGCTTTTACTACTGTTTCTGCTGCGTCTACTGTTTCGCTGCTGGCTGCTTTTTCTTCTTTGATTACTTCTGCAGCTCTTGACACTGTTTCTGATGCTTCCATTATATTTATTAGGTTTGTATCAAATATGGTGGGAACATTATCAATAATAGACTGAGTTGTTGGCAATGTTACAAAATCTATAAAAATAGTATTTTCAAAAATATCAGCAATTGGTGTATATATTAATGTTAAATTTTTTCCTTCAATTTTTTTTATCATCATAATTTTATCATATAATGAATCCATTAAATAAATAAAATTTTGTAACTTTACATAATTTTTTTCAACAAATAAAAAAACTAATACTTCATATTTGTAATAGGCGTACTGGGGAGGATCAACCAAAACCGGCATACTTATGTCTGTAATTAAATCTGGAAATAATTTTCCAAACTCTTCTACAGTGTCAATATATTTTGTTTTTGGTTCTGTTTCTGGTTCTGTGTAGTATAATATTTTTAAATGTTTAAACTTCGCAAAATTGTTTTTTACGCAACTTATTACATCATGGATATCTTGTGCTAATATTTCACCAGTTAATCCCTCATATAAATCCATAAATAAAATATCATAAAGATATGATAAAAGTTTAAAATACTTTAATGGTATTTGAAGTTCTGGCGGTTCATAAGCTATTTTATTAAGATTAAAACCAAAAATATTATTTACACCTATTTCTTTATTAGCTTTATAAGCCGATAATATATTATAATCCGCTCCTTCATTGAAGTTTATCGATTTGTCTTTGAGTAATGTTTTACCGGGTAAGTATTTATGTAAATTTCTCATAGAATAAAAAAGTTTATTATTACTATATCTACGTGTTAACATATTTTTTAAAATGACACGATTGACGCCTTGTTCGGCCGAAATACTCCTTCTAATAGCATCACTATTATTTCTTCCGGCGCTTTCTGATCCCAACAAAACATTAATTTCATTATTATTTTTATAGTCTGTACTATAATAGTTACGCCCTCTATAGTCGGCCATATTTGGCATTTTAATTATCCATTTAGACAATATATTTTCGAAGGGGAATATGGGGGGGTCTGGCACTTGTCCAGGGTATAAATCGGAAAATAATTTAAATAATTTTTTAATATAATTATCAGATAAATGTGAGTCCGATTCTGCCGCTGCTGGCGCTGTTGCGTTTTCCGCGGCGGTTGCTGCTGCTGCTGGCTCTACTGCTGTTTCTGCTGGGGATTTTATATACTTATTAATTTCAGTAAAATCCTTTTTTATACAAATATTTAAATAGTTTGTCTTAATTATTCTTAAACAATTACCACTAAAAAGCGATAATTTATTTTGTTGCGCGATAGAATAGTTAGTTCCCGTAGAAACATAAGCTGGAAACTCTGGAACGTATTTACCAGTAAGAGTTGGAAATTTTGTCGGTTCTACTGGCTCTCCTGGTGGTGGTGGTATTTTAACGGTAAAAAACGCCCTGGATTTATCTCCCCCTATACCTTTTGGAGATTCCGAGTAATAACCTAACAAAGTTAAAGGAGTATTGGGAAGGTCTTTATATTTATCTAATTCTGACTCAGGTTCTAATAATGCTACTTCTCCTGCTAATAATGCTTCTTCTTCTTTTAATAATGCTTCTTCCCTGTAAGAGAGTCTTTCTTCACTAGGAACATGTTCTAAAGGTACTAAAGGTACTTCCATATTTATATATTATAATAATTTATTTTAATTTTATACTAATTTAAAAGTTATTTAACAAATTCTTATAAAATGACAACTATTTTAAAAAGAGTTTCTAGCTATATATTAAATAAAAATAATAACTTTTTTAGTCAAAGTTTAACCAGTAGTATTTACAATATAGAAAAAATCAAATTAAATAATCAAAATGAAAATATAATTCGCGGCGGTAAAGATAAATATGAACTTTTAAATCAAGGTTTAGAAGGAATAAAACAAATTGGTATTATTGGTTGGGGTTCCCAGGCACCTTCTCAATATCAAAATATAAATGATACTTTAAGGTCAATCGGTTCTAATATAGATTTAAAAATAGGATTGAGGGAAAATAGCACTTCGTATAATAAAGCATTACAGACAAAAGGAGTGAATGAATGTAATATTGGGGAAATGTATGAAGTATTAGAGGAATCAGATATGAATATTTTATTAATATCGGACTCTGCGCAATGTAATAATTATGAAAAGATATTTGAGAGATTAAAACCGGGTTCTACATTAGGATTATCTCACGGTTTTCTATTAGGACATTTAAAAAATGAAAATAGATATTTCCCAGAAGATATAAATGTGGTAATGATGGCACCTAAAGGAATGGGTCCTTCTCTTAGGAAATTATATTTACAAGATAAGGGTATTAATTCCAGTATTGCGATAGAACAGGATATAGACGGTAAAGCAACAGATAGGGCAATCTCTTGGGGTATTGCGTCAGGTTCCCCATATATTTTCGAAACAAGTATGGAAAGGGAATATATAAGTGATTTATTTGGGGAAAGGGCAATTTTATTAGGGGGTATTCACGGAATAGTAGAATATTTATATAAGAAATTAAGTAAGTTTAATGCGAAAGATAAGGCATTTATTATGGCTAGTAAGAATTTAACTACTTTAATAAGTGATAGGATTTCACAAAAAGGATTATTAGGTTTATATAATTCGCTAAGTTATGGGGATAAGTTAATTTTTAGAGATAATTATGAAAAAAGTTATGTAATTTGTAAGGAATTATTTAATGAAATTTATGAAGAGGTGGAAAGTGGTAATGAAATAAGGAGTGTAATATTAAATGGAGATAAACCAATGAGTAAAGTAGATAATGGTGAAATGTGGCAAATATGTAAAAAGTTAGAGGCAAATAATTATAAAGATTATTATGATAAAAAGACACTAGATTTTAGTTTTGACGTTTATTTACAAGACGATTATTATTTTATGTATCATATTTGTCCTAAAACTGCTGGGGTTTATATAGGTGGTATGATGGCGCAAATAGATATTCTATTGGAAAAAGGGCATTCTTATTCCGAAATAATAAACGAGACAATTATAGAAGCAACTGATTCATTAAATCCATATATGAATGAAAAAGGAATAGCACATATGATAGATAATTGTTCTACAACGGCTAAATTAGGTGCAAGAAAATGGGCTCCTATACTGGAGAGTTTATTGGAACAGAATATGTTTAATGATAAAGGAAAATTGGGAGATATAAATAAATTTACAGAGCATAAAATACATAATGTTGTAGAAGAATTGTATAAATATAAATGAATTTATTGTCAAAGATTTATTGTCAAAGACTTATATATCGTCAATTGACTTATATAAATTTATAGTATTAATATAAATGTCAATATTAACAGATGTATTTTATAATTATTTATTTGGTATGAAAAAAATAAAGGAGATAAAAAAAAATGATACTGATAAATTTTATTATTTATCATTAATCAAAGAAACCGGAGGTTGGTCTATACACGGTTTATGGCCACAATATAATAAAAACCAATATCCTACTTTTTGTAAAGAAGTCAATTTTGATATAAATAAATTGGAACCAATATTAAAAGATTTAAATGAGAAATGGTATAGTGAAGATAATAAAAATGAAAATTTTTGGAAACACGAATGGGAGAAACATGGAAGTTGTATGTTTACAGAATTAGACGAATTGGAATATTTTGAAAAAACATTAGAATTATTTGATACTGCTTTACAAATAGATTTACCTAGTGATTTTTATAATGAAGAAACTAAAAAATGTTTAATACCTCTTACATTAGATTTTAAATTTGATATATGATTATTAGTTTCATTTTTTACTTTAGTTGTCATTTAATTTAAAATCCATTTTTTAATATATTGTAATTTTATATTCTTATAAATTTTCATTTCTCCTTCCTCTTTATCTGTATCATATTCTACTATATCAAAAGTATTTTTATTTTTTCTTTCAATATATCCTTCTATTTCTATGTCTTTATCTTTGTCTTTATTTTTGTCTTTATTTTTGTCTTTATTTTTGTCTTTATTTTTGTCTTTATTTTCTTTTTTATATTGAACTATATCTCCAACATTTATATTATTTGTTTTAATTAATTTATAATCATTTAATCTACACGGGTATGGGGTAGGTTTATTATATCCATAAAATAGTATCTTTTCAGTTTTTTGAATATTTTTAGTATTTTTATTTTTATTTTTTTTAAACCATAAATATAAATCAAACAGATAATTATCATTTTTTAAATAACAATATGGTGGAATATATATATTATTTAATGGTATAACAACATTATTATAGGGTTGGTCATCAATTAGAATTGTATTTTTATGATTAAAAATTTTAGAATAAAATTTATTTTCATATAAAAAATCTAAATTTTTATTAGGTAATCCGCTAAAATTAGATAAAGTAAATTTTTTATCATTTTTAATATCGTTAAATTTTGTTATTTTATGATCATAATAAGTTCTACCAATTATAACATTTAACTTATTATATATTTCTTCGGGTAATATTTTTTTTAATAATATTTCTATATATTTATCTGTTCCCGATGACCATATACCAACATTAAAGTTTTCTATACAATATCTTAACAAGAATATAGCATAGTTTCTTATATATATAGTTCCTAATTGATCCTCTTTATTTATTCTATCTGAAAAAAGTTTATATTTTGTATTTTTATCTGCTCTTAATACTTGTTTATGACCTTTTTCTTCATATACTGTATGAATTAAAGTTTGGTCTACATCAAAAATAACACATAATTTATTTTTATCATTATTTTTTTTAATTACTATATTATTACCTGCTTTATTAGTTTTATTTTTATTTACAATTATTTTTTTTTTTGTATCTTTTGTTTTTTTTACTGATGATTTTTTATTTAAACTTTTTTTTTTCATTATATATATATAATATATTTAAACTAAATAAGAATAAATCAAATAGTTTTCGTCAATTTTCTTAAAATTACAAATTTATGATAATACTGTTATAAGACAAAATAAAAAATTTTATTCATACGTCCAATTTCATTTTTATCAATAAATGATATTTTAAATATATTCAGTATAAAATATAATATTCCATATGAAATGGCAGAAAAAATACATTTTTTCTTACCAAATAAAAATGATTTAAATCACTCAGAAGTATATCTGGGTGGATATGGTTATTTGAATTAATTTCATTAATTTCTTATATAAATAGTAGAACATATATATTTAAGTTCTCATAGGAATAGTAGCACCCATATAAGTAGGTACTTTCTCTCCGTAAATTAGAGTTGCGTTAGAAAGAACATGTTCTTGCCAATGTTTTTGTAGAAATTTAGAAGTATATCGTATTGCTTCTGATTCCGCAATTTTTTCATTATAATATGAGTCTGCGTCGGCTTTAACTTTTGTAGCATAAGCATAACTTTCTGCTTCAATTTTTTTCATTTCCGCTTCTGCTTCTCTTTGTTCTATAAGTTTTTCATTATGAATTTTAGAAATACTTTTCTGCTTCTCTTTGTTCTATAAGTTTTTCATTATGAATTTTAGAAATACTTTTCTGCTTCTCTTCTTCTGCTTCTTCAAGTAGTTTCTTAGTAGTTTCTTCTTCTAGAACTCTTTTCCGTGTTTCAAGTTCAGTTTCACGCTTTGTTTTTTCCCTAGTAGCTACATTAAAATTTTCTTGAATTTGTGTATCAATTTGTGGTTTGAAAACAGTTACAGAGTTAATTTTAAGATTTGTATCTTCTTTTATCTGGTATTCCTTAAGGTGATCCATAATAAGAGTATCGAGAGTTTCCCAGTTAGTATTGAAAATTTCCTTGAAAGTTTTATCAGTACACCATTCAGTCATTTTTTGAATTATTGGTTGCCTCAGTAGTATTTCATCGTAAATTTTGCCATAATCCCTCACGTTATTAATAACGTATTGTTCTTTCAATTGGTTATTAACCAGAATTCTGAAAATCATAATACTTCCTTCAGCGGGTGTACAGACAATACCTTGTATATCATCAACTTGAATACGAATATTTACGTCACTCATATGGTCTACAAGTGGAATATACCCATAACGCCCTGGTTGATAAGTTTCATTTATGAGTCTCCCATTTCTGTAATTAATTCCGACACTTCCTTCAGGAACTGTATGAATCAATGCTTGTGTATAACCTATAAAACCGGTCATAATAATTAGTTTGTTAATTTTTGAAAACATTTTATAGTAATAATACTATAACTTTTTATAAATCAATTTTTTTAATTGCGTTGAAATAAAAAAAATATATTGTTCTTAAAAACTATAAAATGGACGATAATATTACGGTTTTAGTCGACGCCAAAATGGAATATACTAAACAACTAACTACTATATTAGTTCCTTATATATTTGAAGGTATAAAATCCATTTACGAAACTTCTAAGGGCGTATGTAATATGAATAAGGATGTAAATATTTTAATGAGATTTCAAGAACAATTATCCCAAATACCTAAATGGAACCAAGAAATTATAGATGAGGAATATAATAGAATAGTTGAAAATTCTGGGTGTGATTGGTTAGACGAATTAGTTACTGCAGTTTTCCTTAGTCATACTAAGATATTAACATCCATTAAAAGTAATAAGAAAAAAAATAAAATAAATTTGAAAATACCTAAAATAGATCACTTTATTCATAAATGTTATATAGAATCCGCGAGAGAAGTATGGAAAAATCCATATTTATTTAGTGATAGATATAAACAATGTGATTATCAAAGAAATATTAGAGATTGTAATACTATTATTAGCGAGTCTATTGAAGAAACTATTAGAAAATTACTTCCTGTTAAAAGTATTCTTAAAGAATATTTAGGTGATAATGGTGATGATAATGATAATTTTGTTCCCGAACAATATAGAGATAATTTACGAAAATTAGTAAAAAAAGAATTAGAATTAGTGAAAAATAAAGAAACATTATTGAATTTACCGGAAGTTATTAAAGAAGATATTGAATTTGAATCAAATAAAGAACCAAACATTTTAAAAGATTTAACTAAACCAGTAGAATTAGATTTAACTAAACCAGTAGAATTAGATTTAACTAAACCAGTAGAATTAGATTTAACTAAACCAGTAGAATTAGATTTAACTAAACCAGTAGAATTAGATTTAACTAAACCAGAAGAATTAGATTTAACTAAACCAGAAGAATTAGATTTAACTAAACCAGTAGAATTAGATTTAACTAAACCAGAAGAATTAGATTTAACTAAACCAGTAGAATTAGATTTAACTAAACCAGTAGAATTAGATTTAACTAAACCAGAAGAATTAGATTTAACTAAACCAGAAGAATTAGATTTAACTAAACCAGTAGAATTAGATTTAACTAAACCAGAAGAATTAGATTTAACTAAACCAGTAGAATTAGATTTAACTAAACCAGTAGAATTAGATTTAACTAAACCAGAAGAATTAGATTTAACTAAACCAGAAGAATTAGATTTAACTAAACCAGTAGAATTAGATTTAACTAAACCAGAAGAATTAGATTTAACTAAACCAGTAGAATTAGATTTAACTAAACCAGTGGGAGTAAAAGAATTAGAAGTAAAAGAATTAGAAGAAGAAAATATAAGTTGTGAAATTACTAAACTAGATAGTATTCAAGAATCTAAAGAAATAAATTTAGATTTAAATTTAGGCGATGAAGTAAATTTATCTAAAACTCCTGATGATATTAAAGATATGAGTTTAATAAGTAATATAATAAGTAATGATTTATATAAGAAAGATTTAGAAAGTAATGTTGAATCTCCCTTAAATGAAATACAATTAGAAGATATGAACTTTAAAAAAATGAATATTGGGGAAATGAAAGTAGATAAATTAAATTTAGATAATTTAGATGACGTATTTAGTGATACTGTCGATAATAGTGATTTAGAAATACTAACGCTAGAAACTAACGGAAAGGAAACTAAACCAGAAAATGATAATATAAAGAGAATTGTAATAGATGAAGATAGAAACAATTTAAAGAAATATACGAAGGACAAGAATAAATCTTTTAGATTTTTTGACTAGAGACAAGAATATACAGTCTTTACAAGACTAAGTTGACTAGAGACAAGAATATACAGTCTTTACAAGACTAAGTTGACTAGAGACAAGAATATACAGTCTTTACAAGACTAAGTTGACTAAAAACAAGAATACATACTATTAAATAGTTTTTATTTAATTTAGTGTGTTTAAAAATATTTTTTTATTTCTGAAAAAAATGTAAAATGAATATTGATTTAAAGAATAACAACTATTTATTATCTTTAGTTGGGGGTATTGTGGGAACTTTAATTTATTTAGTAATTGATAAAGTTACTTCGAATGAGGAAAATAAAAAAGTAGATTATGTTAATTATATAAAGGTATTTATTATAATTACTGTAACTGTATTATGTATATTAATGTATGTAAGAAGTGATTCAAAAGTAAGTAGGGAAAGTGTTGGTGTTAAAACTGACGCAAGTATTCCTATGGCAGAAATAAGAGGCAGTGGTGGGGGATTACAAGAGGTTAATATGAATGAAGCAATTCATACTGGGAACCCAACATTTTAAATAAAATATATAGAACCCAACATTTTAAATAAAATATATGGAACCCAACATTTTAAATAAAATATATGGAACCCAACATTTTAAATATAAAAAGTTTATATATATAAATTTATTTATTATAAATATAGTATATTATAATAAATGAAAGGTAAAAAGGATATTTTAAGTATAATAAGGAAAATACTTAAGAATGAATATTTGACTTATTTTGTAGGATTCTTTACAATTTTGTTTGTAATGGAAATATTAAATTCTCCTTCTAATAATTTAATTAAATTACTGAGATATACTTTAAACTATAAAATAGTTTTAGTTTTAGTAGTATTCGGTATAGTTTTTATAGGATATTTTAATATTCCATTATCATTATTGTTATTAACTAATTTATTATTTTTAATGAATATAAAATTTAAGGTAGAAACTTTTGCTAATAGAATTCCAGATTTAGTAGATAAAAATACATTAATTTCCTATCAAAAAAATTTTGGAAATATGAAAAAATATGCTAAAAAAGAAGAAACAGAGAAAAATATAAAAAATAAAATTAATTCTGAAAAAAATAAAAGAGAAAAAGAATTAGAAGCGAAAAATAAAGCAGAAGAAATAATAGAAAATAAAAAAGAAGAAATAGAAAATAAAAAGGTTATAGGGTATTATGACGAGGAATTAAATGTTAAAAATACAGAAAGATTAGATTTAGATAGTGAAGATAAAAGTGATAAAAAAATGAAAAGACATAAAAAAAAAAGTAATAAAAATAATTATGATATTAAAAGAGAACTTAAAAAAGCAAAACAGGAACAAGAAGAAGAAAAAAATGATAATACTTTAGAAGAAGAATTAGTTAAGAAAAACTATGAAATTAAAAAAGATTTAGAAGTATTAGAAGAAGACGAAAGCTCAGAATCCAGCGAATCAAGTGATTCAAGCGATTCCAGTGAATCTAGTGATTCGAGCGATTCTGAAGGTATGGATGACGTATCTATGGATGAAGCCAGAGAACATGTTATGAAAAAAATTAGAAATAAAATTAAGAAAAAATATGTTAGTAAGAAAAAATATGATTAAGTATTGAATATAAAAAGTAATTAACATAAAAAGTAATTAACATAAAAAGTAATTAACATAAAAAGTAATTAACATAAAAAGTAATTAACATAAAAAGTAATTAATACATATAGACGTGGGCTTTTTCTGGTATATCTTCTTTATTGAAAAGATATTCTTGAAAGAATTCTCTATTAATTTGATTTTTAGGGAGACAATTTGTAGCATATCGCGAAATATCCATATATACGGAAAAGTCATCATCCATTCTTGTAAAGTCTCTTCCGTCTATTCCAATAGTCCAACTATTTACAAAACTTCCCAATTCGTAATCATCTAAATAATTTATTATAGTAGTTCCTAATCTTGCCAAATCAAAATTAAAATTATATTTTTTTTTTTTTTTTAAGCAACAACCTTCATTCATATAATTATATTGTCCTCCTGCGTCCCCGTCATTTTTAAATACATCACTAAAATATTTTTTATCTCCAACTTTTAAAATACCTCTAGCAAAGTCTATTATTTTTATTTCTTTATTAAAAGTTGGAACTCTATAATATTTATTTTGATACATAAAGTATTTATAGTCTTCTTTTATGTTTATATACATTACATTATCAGTATGTAAATCATTATGTATAAAATTAAAATGTTTTTGAGCTACAGCCAAACCAAAACAAATATTAAATAATATAGATTTCCATTCTTCTTTTTTTAAATCATTTTTAATTAAGTTTGATAATGTATCTTCCATTAATTCTAATGCTAGAATTTGAACCGGAATACTTTTTAATTTACTAAATATTTCTGATAAAATACAACTTTGATTAGACATTATAGAACTTAAACTGCTACTTAAATCACTATCACTTGAAGAACTTTCACTTTTATTATCTTCTTCCTCTTTATTATCTTCTTGCTCTTTATTATCTTCTTGCTCTTTATTATCTTCTTGTACTTTATTATCTTCTTGCTCTTTATTATCTTCTTCCTCTTTATTATCTTCTTGTACTTTATTATCTTCTTGCTCTTTATTATCTTCCTCGCAATTATCATTATTAATGTGTAGTAATTCCATATTTAAGTCATATTCTTCTAATGATAGATTATCGATTTCTATAACTTCATTATTTTCTAATTCATTATCCATATCTTTATTCATTTCTTCTAAATAATCCAATTTCTTCATATTTTCAAAAGTTAAATTTTCGAATTCGGATAAATTATCATGTTTTATAATTTCAAATAAATTATTATTATTTTTAATAAACCATTCTTTATCTTTTATATATTCATAATCTTCACTTATATCATGTACAAATTTTTTACTAATACCGTTAAATGTTCCATAAAACTCCGGAAATATAGAAGTTAATTTTTTTTCATTTAATAAATTTAGATAATAACAACAAATTCCTTCTATATAGGCATTATTATTAATATTATTAATCTTATTATTTGTTTTATATGAAAATAATGAAGGTGTTTCAATATCTGTTTTATAATTACCTCCCATATATTTTATAACATCTAATATAGGATTACTCTTTATAAATATATCTTTGGTAACAATATAATTTTTATAAGCGTCATAGTGATTTGCCTGAGAATATATTTGATTATTAATAATATTCGCATTTATTTTCCCCTGTAATAATTCACTTATTTTAAAATTATTTTCGTCTTTTTCTTCTATAGAATTAATACTTAAAAGAATATTTTTTGAATTAAAGGCAAAAAGTCTTTTAGAAAAATCGTTGTTTTTAATTTCAACCGAAGAAGTAAAAACTGGCATATAAGATTGTGAATTATTAAGTTCTAATTCCTTTTCTATAGAGTTAAACAATGTTTCTTGACATTGTTTTTTCAATTTAGTAAGTGAAAGTTTATTTAATGACATTTTTATAGAATAAATATATAAGTATTTCTTAAATTAGTATTTTTATTATATATTTGCGTAATTGGTCATAAAAAAAATTATACATATATCTTAATGAATTTAGAAATAAAGAAGTTTGATATAACAAGTATAAAAAAAGATAAAGTGTGTGTTTTTATAGGTAAGCGTGACACTGGAAAAAGTTTTTTAGTTAGAGATTTATTATATTATCACCAAGATGTTCCCATAGGTACAGTTATATCAGGGACAGAAGCAGCAAATTGTTTTTATGGTAATATAGTCCCCGGTTTATTTATTCACGATAAGTATACACCTGAAATAATACACAATACTTTAAAAAGACAAAAAATGGTTGTTAAAAAATTAAAACAAGAGCAAGAAAACTATGGTAGTAGTGCTATAAATCCGGATGCGTTCTTAATATTGGATGATTGTTTATATGATTCCAGTTGGACAAAAGATACAAATGTTAGGTCTATTTTTATGAATGGTAGGCATTATAAAATGATGTTTATTATTACTATGCAATATGCACTAGGTATTCCTCCTAATCTAAGAACAAATATAGATTATGTATTTATTCTTAGGGAAAATTATGTTTCAAATAGAAAAAGATTATACGAACATTATGCGGGTATGTTCCCTTCGTTTGAAGTTTTTTGTCAAGTTATGGACCAATGTACAGAAAATTTTGAATGTTTAGTGGTACATAATAATGCGAAAAGTAATAAATTAGAGGACCAGGTATTTTGGTATAAGGCAGATCCTCACGACGAATTTAGAATTGGGGCCACTGAATTTTGGGAACACCATAGTAATAATTTTAGGGATGACGACGATGACGAAGAGGAATTTTCTTATACTAAAAGAAAGGGTCCTACAGTTAATGTTAAGAAGACTTTTAATTAATTTTTTAAAATCTATTAAAATTAGCGTAACTTTCTTTACCAGGGTCACTATCCGCAAACATTTTAGAAAATTTATCTAATACATCTGAAGGTTCAATTTGTTCGTCATAAATAGATTTAGGAACTAATCTATATTCAATTTGTTTTTGTTCTGCTTTTTCTTCTATTTTATTATTCATATATCCAACAGTAATAAATATTATACCTATTATTAAAATAAACAGTGAAATTTCTTTCATTATAAATTATATATTTATAATAAAACTAGTAAAAAAATATATATTTAACTAAATATATATTTTTATAATAAAACTTAGTAAAAAATATATATATTTAACTAAATATTCAAATTATATGTGTAAATAATACTCCAATCAAATAATAATTTTTTTTTCTCTTCAGAATCTGGAATTACATTAAATATATTAAAAACAAGGGTATCAAATATAAAATTGGTAATTAAAATATTTTTTTTTTTATTAATACAAAAATTATTTTTTTTTAAATCCCAATATTTTTTTATTAATTTAATTACTTCTCTAATAACAACATTATCTATAGTATTTTCATCTAATTTCACTAAATAATGTAATAATTTATTTTTACTTATAAATCTTTGTTGTTTCATATTATTTCTTTCCCTTTTATGTTTAAAACTTTTATCATATTGATTTAATAAGTTTAATAAATTATTATTCTTATTTTTTAAAATATTCCTTCCTATATTCATTCCTGTATTCATATTCATTCCTGTATTCATATTCCTTCCTGTATTCATATTCCTTCCTGTATTCATATTCCTTCCTGTATTCATATTCATTCCTGTATTCATATTCATTCCTGTATTCATATTCCTTCCTGTATTCATATTCCTTCCTGTATTCATATTCATTCCTGTATTCATATTCCTTCCTGTATTCATATTCATTCCTGTATTCATATTCATATTCATATTTCTTCTGGTTTTTCTTCTATTATTATTTGTAGTTAAAAATATATTAGAAGAAATATTCTTACTTTGTTTATTCATAAAGGGTTTATTTTGTCTTCTCATAGCTCCGCCTTTTTGTTTTTTTTTTTTATAAATGATATATATTTTAAATAAGAGAATAATAGTTGAAAAAAAATCTTGAGAAATTGAATCGGGGAAACTTATAGTATTATTATATTTCTGGGTAGAATATTTTTTATTCATATCTGGGTGTGTATATTTTCCTGTTCCTTGATATTTATTTTTACATTTTTTATCTTTTAATTTACAAATAAATCCATAATCAATACATTTCATTATTCCTGTTTCTGGATTATAGACTATATTTTGAAGTTTAATATCTCTATGACTATATTTTAATATATTATGAAATACTTTAATACTCAATAATGCTTTTAAAAAAAATATATTTAATTCATTTTCTGTTATACTTGTATCGTTTAAATAATTATCTAATGTATTTCCAGATAGATATTCCAAAAATATTAAATCATTATCCATATCAACATTATGAATATTCATAATGTATTTATGAATAATATATTTATTTTTAGAAGAATTAATTACTTTATGAATTTCTTTTGTTTTATCTAATTCATTTAAATTTTTTCTCTTCATTATTTTCAGTACTAAACTTTCACCTTTAGGAATAACAGAAACTTCATTAGTATTATTAGTTACTTGAAATACATTTCCATATGTTCCACTTCCTTTAAATATAAAATTTAATACTTCATTTGGTTTTTTATATACAAATTTAAAATCTTTTGATTTATTTATTTGAAATTCTTCATTAATATTATCTATATTATTTTTAATAAATTTAATAATTGACATATATATTATTTAAAGAAATAATTTAATTATAAAAATATAATTAAAAATGTCATTATCTACCAATAAATCTGATAACTCTGAAATCGAAGATTATTTAGACGAGGATAGAGCAATTCCGGGACAAAAATATGTTTGTTTATCCTTTGTTTCTCCCGAGCATGTATTAGAAGATAAGAAATTATATACTTTATATAAATTTATGAAATCACAAAATCCAGATATGGATATGGAATATGAAAAATTTAAAGACGAATATAAAAATTATGGTGAAGATAATGAGGATGAAATTCAAAGTGAATTTGATTTATTAAGTGATTTCCAAACAAATATCAGGGGTGTAAAAGTTAGAGGAGTATATGATAGCGAAAGAGCAGCAAATATTAGAGCACAAGTATTACAAAAAATGGATAGTTCTTTCCATGTTTATGTAGGACAAGTTGGTTTTTGGTTACCTTGGGAACCAAACGCAAATAAAGTTCAAGAACAAGAATATATGGAAGATAATCTTAATAAATTGGTTAAAGAATATAACAAAAATCAAGTTAAAAAAGATATGTTTTATGAAGAAAAGAAAACAGAACAAAAGAAGGCAGCATTAGAGCATTCTATTAGACAAAAGAAGAAAAATGACGAAGAAAGAAAGAAATTATTAGAAGAACAAAAAGAAAGCTTTTTAGAAAAAAGCTTAGACCAAAAAGAAGCAACTACAGCTGAAACTACATCGGAAACTACCGAAGAAACTACCGAAGAAACTACCGAAGAAACTACAGGGGAAACTACCGAAGAAACTACAGCGGAAACTACCGAAGAAACTACCGAAGAAACTACAGCGGAAACTACAGCGGAAACTACAGCTGAAACTACAGCTGAAACTACAGCAGACAATGAAGATAATGAATTAAAGGAAAATTTAGATAAAATGGATCCTTGGATGGAACGTAAAATGACACAACAAAATCCAAAATCATCACCAGAAGTAGTACCCGAAACATTAGCAGTAACAGAAGGAACACCAAAAGAAACAACAGAAAATGCTTAAAAATAATTAAATTTTAATTATTTTTTTAAATTTTTTTTATTGTATTAATATATAAAATGAAATATTCCAAATTATCTGCACAAGCAATGGAAGTATTAAAAAGATTTTTCAAGTATTTAGTGGAAGGTTTAATGGTTGCAATTGCTGCTTATGTTTTCCCAAGAAAGAAGATGAATCCAGATGAAGTATTAATGATTGCTGTAGTTGCTTCTGCTACTTTCGCAATTTTAGATATGTATGCTCCAACTATAGGACATACGGCTAGACAAGGTGCCGGTTTCGGTATTGGTGCTGGATTAGTTGGTTTCCCTGGTAAACCATTCTTTTAAATTAATTAGGTTAAATTACATATAAAGGGTTAATTATCATTAATAATTTTACTATAAAAGTTAATTACCAAAGGTTATAACCTAAAAAGGTTAATTACCAAAGGTTATAACCTAAAAAGGTTAATTACCAAAGGTTATAACCTAAAAAGGTTAATTACCAAAGGTTATAACCTAAAAAGGTTAATTATCATTAATAATTTTACCATTCTTAAGTTCTATAATTCTTTTTGTATATTTTAATAATTCTTTATCGTGAGTTATTAAAATTATAGTTTTGTTTTTTTCTAATTCTTGTATAAGTTTAATAACTTTTTCTTTATTTTTGTTATCTAATGAGGAGGTTGGTTCGTCTAATATAATTGCTTTATGTTTATTGAATAAGAATCTTAATAACCATACTATTTGTCTTTGTCCTCCTGATAAAAGTGACCCATTCTTACCAACTTTTTTATTCATTAATCTTTTAAAATCTGGAATAATATCATTTATTTCATTTTTTTTAAGTATATTGAATATTTGTTTTTCGCTTATTTTTTCATCAATACCATAAGTGATATTTTCATATAGTGTTCTATTAAATAATTTAGGGTGTTGTGGAATATATCCTATAACTCTCCTGAGTTTATCTATAGGAACTTTATTAATTTCAATATCATTTAGTAATATTTGACCTTTTTTATAATCTTTAAGTCTAATAATAAGTTTTGCGATAGTAGATTTTCCAGAACCTATGGTACCTATAATTGCGGTAGTAATATTAGGTTCTAATGTAAGATTGAAATTTTCAAATATAGTTTTATCTGTATATCCAAAAGTTAAATTTTTAATTTGAATGGTTGTTTCCTTAATTTTACTAAGTTTTTCAATATCATTCGGTTTATATGTTTCTTTTGTTTTTTCAGGTAATCTATTTAAAAATGCCTTTAAAATATCAACTCTTCCCTTAGTATCTATAAAAAACCGAGTATCATAATAAATAGACATTAACGTTGTTAATATGGAATAATTAATTATAACTACGGAAATTAATGTATCTATTTTATATGTATTATTTAGGTATAATTTGAAGGATGCTAAATTAAGAACTATAAATATTATTATGAATGTAATGGAATAAATTATTTTAAAATTATTATTACATTTATTTAATATTCTTTCTGCTTTACTTGTTTTAAGACCAAAATCTCCTAATCTATCTTTTTCATCTTTGGTTTTTTCAGATGTATAGATAGATAAAAGGTTTGATAAAGTATCTTCTATTTCTTCGTGTGTAAAATCATATATAGTTTCAGAATCTATTACTTTTTTCTCACATGTTTGTGTATATTTATAACATATTCCAATTACTACACTAATACAACCTAAATAAACTAATCCCAATGTTTTATTATGGTAAAATAAATATAGAAAGGTAGATACTATAAAAAATAAATTAGTAAATAAGAAATTTCTAACAGTTTGGAATACATCATATAGAATATAAGGGGAATTAATTATTTTAGTAAGTATTTCACCTAATTTTAAATCTTCATAATTAGATTTATGTCTTTCTATAACTTCTTCTATAATATATTTCCTAATATAATTAATAAATTTAGGTTGTAAATTAGAACTAATTCTACCGGATACTAAATTTAAAAACTGATATACCGACCAAATAAATATTAACATTATAAATATATTTTTTATTTCACTCATATTTTTCTTCTTTATAATAGAAATTAATTTACCATAATAATGAGGTAAAGCAACCTTATTTAATGGTATATATAAGAAAGTTAATACATATAAAATATACATATAAAGATTGTCTTTAATGAAATTAATATAAAGTTTATATATCATTATATTAATTAGAGGTAAAAAATATTTTTTTATTAATTAAATTATAATATTTGGATTATTTTACTTATACACTTGGAATGAAATTCCTATACACTTGGAATGAAATTCCTATACACTTGGAATGAAATTCCTATACACTTGGAATGAAATTCCTATACACTTGGAATGAAATTCCTATACACTTGGAATGAATTCCCATTTTAAATGTTCGCAGATTTTCTCCCAAATTAAATCCTGTTGGTGTAATTTTTCCCTACTTTTTAGTAATATAAAACAATCAATAAATTCATCCAAGTCTAATAATTGAACAAATTTATGTAAAACATAGGAATATGATAAGAAATTCTTTCTCTCTTTAGGACAATGTTTCGCAAATGGTATCTGTATTTCCTTAAACATTCTCCGTAATATTTCTTCTGTTTCTCTCGACATAATCGGAGGTGGTAATCCATTTAATTTATTCATAATATGAGGTACGTGTTCATAATATTTATTTTTTTTAAGTTTTTTGAGAATTTCTCTAATCTTACCCTGTGTTAAGTTAGACATATTATCAATTCTTTCTTTCTTTATTTCTAATAATATTTGGTCATATAAATCTTTAGGTATATCAGTAGTTTCTTTGGCTTGAAATTGTGCCAACCATTCATTAAAATGATTAATTCTCTTATAAGCAAAATAACATACTTCTTTAGGCGGGTCTTTATAAGAAGGTTTATCAGAATCAATAATAATATATGAAATATCTCCACATTTATTACATATCATACATCCTTGTGAAAGATGTATGATTTTTTCACCTTGACACTTTGTACATATATCATTTGGATCGTCATAAACTTTTACAAAATCATTATCTGTTATGGATAAATATTGCTCGCAAATATTTTTTCTAGAGTTTTTAGTTACAGAGTCTTTATTTAACCAATCCATAACACTTTTAGAATAATTTGTGGATTTTTTATTTTCCAATGGTTTTTTACTATTTTCATAATAATCAAACAATAAACTTGAAGTTTTTAATAAATATTCATTCTCTTCGTCATTATTTTCTAAACTTTTTATTTCATTTTCTATATTTTCAATTCTTTCATCTAAATTATGCTTCACTTCAAAATCTTCATCATTTAAAGTTTTTAAATCTATACCTTCAAACTTTAAATATTCCTTTTGTAATACTTTTAATTCTCTCCTTTTTAAAGGCAATTTACTTTTATTTTCTTTAAATCCTTTAATCGTTTTATTATGCTTGGCGTCAATGGTTGTTCGTGTATCCACATACTTCTTTTTCCTATTTTTTACTTTAAATGACATAATTATAATATTATAATTATATATTTAAGAAAAATCCTTTAAATTAAAAATTAATATGTATTTATTATTATTTAATTTTTACGATATAAAAAAAAAACAATATTTCTTATAAAAAATAATTCAAAAATATATTATTTATGGTTTATTTTATTTTATAAAAAAAATATAAATAATACTTTTTTTTTTATTAATTCTCGTAAAAAAAATATATTGTTATAGATTATACAAAATGGGAGGAGGATTAATGCAATTAGTTGCCTATGGCGCTCAAGATATTTATCTTACTGGTAATCCACAAATTACATTCTTCAAAGTTGTTTATAGAAGACATACTAATTTTTCAATGGAATCCATTGAACAAACTTTCAACGGAACTGCTGATTTCGGCAGAAAGGTTGTCTGTACTGTCTCCAGAAATGGTGATTTAATTCACAGAGTTTACCTTCAAGTAACTCTCCCTGGTGTTGTTGCTGTTGGAAATAATTACTTCAGATGGGTCAACTGGGTTGGACACGCTCTTGTCAAGAACGTCGAAGTCGAAATCGGTGGACAAAGAATCGATAAACACTACGGTGACTGGCTTCACATCTGGAATGAACTTACCCAAACGGCAAGTAAACAAGCCGGATACGCCAATATGGTTGGTAACGTCGACAGATTATTCAGACCTGTTGGACGAGTAGGAGGTTCTGGAGGTGCCGGTACTTCCAGTATTAGACAAGCAGGTACCGCCGAAGGTGAAATGCCAGAAGTTGTTCTTTACATCCCACTCCAGTTCTGGTTCTGTAGAAACCCAGGTCTTGCTCTTCCACTTATTGCCTTACAATACCACGAAGTCAAGATTAACCTCGAATTTAGAACCCTTGCTGAATGCTGTGGTGTTAGTTCAACTGTTCCATCAGGTGTTTCATTAACTGGTGCTTCATTATATGTTGACTACATCTACTTAGATACTGATGAAAGACGAAGATTCGCCCAAGTTTCACACGAATACTTAATTGAACAACTTCAATTCACCGGCGATGAATCAGTCACTTCAACTAACAACAAGATTAAACTTAATTTCAACCACCCATGTAAGGAATTAGTATGGGTTACTCAATTAGATGACTGTGTTGTTGCTGCTCCATCTGGTGCCAAAATTAATGGACGACAATGGTTTAACTATTCCGATAAAGTTGATGCTACTCCATACGTACAAAATGACGCCCTTGTTCTCAACGATATCTTAGATGGTGTTATTAATACCTCCCCAGGAGTAAATGTTGGTTCAGCATATGACGCAACTAATGCTATTAGTTCGGCACTCGATACTAATAATACTACTAATATGGGGGGTCAAGTTGTTAATCTTTCAGGAAATGCTGGTACAGGTCTCTTATCCCTTAACAACGCCTTATATGACCAAGGTGAAAATCCAACCGTTACCGCCAAACTCCAACTTAACGGACACGATAGATTTTCACAAAGAAACGGAAGATACTTCAATCTTGTTCAACCATTCCAACACCACGAAAGAGTTCCTTCCACCGGTATTAACGTCTACTCATTCGGCCTTAAACCTGAAGAACACCAACCATCTGGAACATGCAATATGTCCAGAATTGATAACGCTACTCTTCACTTAACCTTATCCAGTCTCATCACTTCAAGTGCTGCTGCTAAGGTCAGAGTATACGCAACCAACTACAATGTCCTCAGAATCATGAGTGGTATGGGTGGTCTCGCATACTCCAACTAAATTTATTTTATTTATCTATTTATCAAAAAAAAACAAAAAAAAATTATATTTAATGATATTGAATATACTTTTTTATAAAATTTTTATAGTCATATATATTAAGTTACACTATGAAAAAATTAAGTTCAACTATAAAGGAATTAAGTTCCACTGTAAATAAAAATTATATTATCCCATTAGTTATAGTCATTTTAGTTATTTTAGTCATTTACTTTAGAACAAAAGAAAATTTTTTTATAACAAATGAAATTGACCAAATAAAAAATACATTTAGAGGTATTTGGGGTAATATTTTAGATATTACTATACCTGCGATTAAAGAGTTTAAAGGTTCAAATAAAAAAAGTGTTTCAAATATTATTAGACTTATACCATGTAAAACAAATCTTTTTTCACATAGATTAATAAAAAATGAAATGAATAATATTAATAAAATTAACTACCAATACGGATTAGATGAGCATATTAACAACCAAATCTCAGGATTACAAATAGGTAATGATTTATCTACTGCTAAAAAAAATCTTAGTTATGGTTTTATTATAACATTTAATCCAGAACAATTAAAACATAACTTTGCTTATTTAGGTATAGAAATGAAATCCAGAAATAATTTCAATAACCTAAAGAAATTTAATAAATATAAAGATACTATACCAGAAAGAAAAGTTATAGAAGTATTCACACTCAATAATTCCACTTCCGATTTATTACCCTACTTCAATAAAGGTCAAAATAAAAAAGATATAGAACTAATCGGCATTTTCGAAGAACAAAATAATTTAGACTTTATCAAAACCTTTAAAGATAACAAATTTAACTTATTAGACCTCTACGGCAATAAACTTATTACCGGATGTAAAATAGATAAACCATATTGTAATATTGAACTTCAGAATAAAGGTAATGTTAGAGGAAGAAATGGATATATAGTAGGCAAATACTCCCCTAAAGATAAAGGAGTTATCGCTCTTAACCAAAATGAAGAATACCTTAAATATAATAATATAGAAGAATGTAAAAATAATAGGAATAATCATAAATCATTATTTTCAAAAGAAATAAATACTAAAAAATTGGCTTTAAATGATAACCTAATTAAAAATGAAAAAGAATTTATTAAAAAACATTTAATTGAAAACACTGGACTCAAATGTAGACAACACCATTCCGAATATAACAAAGATTTCTATTATGGAGGTATAGATGAAGACGAAGAAGTAAAATGTTATGCCGATAATATGGAATGTATTTATTATGATAATAAAAATAAATGTGAGGAAGAAACAGGAAAAATTAAAGATATTAAAAATAAATTATTTAATTTAGACCCTTATACAGAACAAGACCCATTTTATATTCCAGAAGATAAACAAGAAAGTTATAAATCTTTAAAAGGAATAAATTGTATTAAAACAAAAGAAGAAGTTACTTGTAAACATATTCACAATAGAGTATTATCTGATCTAATTACATTTACTATAAACGAATGCCCTGAAAAAAATGCGAAAGATATTTTAGACACTAGAAGTGTTTTACAATTAAGGAAAGCACCGGGATTAGGAGAATTTACAACAGAACAACAAAATAATTACTATAAAAATAAATACTTTATTGAATCATATAATAAAGACGATTATAACCCACACATATTCTTCCAAAATATTAGGTATTTTATGAAAATTAGAAACAAATTGGACCCCGACTCTCAAGAAATTACTACTATATGCGAACTAATTAAAATTAATAAAGACGGTTCTCATAATTCAATAGGTTATATGTTAAATACCAATAATGATATATATAACCTACAACCTTTAGATAGAATTTATATGTGTATTACTAAAAATAATAAACTTAGTTACTCCATATTAGATAAAAATAATAATATTATATCACAACATATCTTTAAAGATAAATTAGAAGAGGAATTCGGTTCCCCTATTAACTACTATTTAGCAAATAATAATACTAACATATTTGAAGAACCACATTATACAGAAAATGTTGCTGGTATGGTTATTCCATATATTTCAAATATTGAAATTAACTTAGTATAAAATTAACTACCTAATTTTTCCTAATAATAAATTATCTATATATTAATTAATGATACACGCTAATAAACTTAAAATTATATTTACTTTTATTATAATTTTAGTTTTAATATTCCTATTTATGTATGATAAATCCCTTAAAGAATTTTTTTATTCGTCTAACAAACTTGAAATTAATATTAATAGAAAAAATAATATTTTATTTTTAACTGATGATTTAGAGAAAATTACACAAATTAATAAGGGAACTTTCCTTATGAAACATAATAAAATATTTAAATCAAATGAAAATATTAATAGGAATTTCCAATATAATGGTTTTGTTTTTAAACCTAATGTGAATCTTAAAAATATTAAAATTGGTTTATATAATGATAATGATAAAAAGGATGAAATGTCATTTTATTTTGATATTAAAGAAAATAAAACTTTTAATATTAAAGAATTAGATTTTGATAATAAATATAGTATCCAAAATATAGATTTATGTTTATCGACTGAAGTAAAAAAATGTCTAAAGAAAAAAAATGTTTATACATATCACGATAATGAACTTTTAGGTATTATGATTGATAATGATAAAATTAATTATATTAGTATTAATAAAACTATGGATAGTGATAATAATATAAATTATATAGGTAATATAATACATAAAAGTATTCATATACCTAACTACCCTCTTAAAGTTTCTATATATAATACTAAAAATGATAATTTAATTGATGCGGCGTATTGGATTACTAATTCATATGCTGATTTTATTCCTAATGAATGGTCTGTAGAAGTTATTGACTCTTATGATTATAATAAAGAAGAATTACATCCAAAAGAATCATTATCAGAAGATATAGAAGATACTAACAATTTAGAAGAAGAAAAAGAATATTCCTTAGAAAATTTAGAGCCTTGGGATAAAAAAATATTTATTACAAGCTCGGAATTTAATCCGGAAACAAATATATTAAAACTTGGAACTAAAACTAATATGACTGAAGATAATATTAAATATCTAAAAAATGTATTAGTAAATATAGTATTAAATATTGATGGTATAGAAAGAACTTTAAGTATTCCTTATTATGAATACCAAATAAAACCAAATTTAACTACAATGGAAATAGATATAAGTAAATATAGTAATTATTTATTAAATTTGGGAGAATTTAGGAGTTATTTAGAATTAGTTAGGTCTGATACACAAAATAAAAATATAATTTCTAATGATACTAAAATTATTAATATTGTTTAATATTAAATGACAGTTGCTCAAACAATTTTATTAATAGTAATAGTAATAGTAATAGTAATATTATTAATATATTACATAAAGAATGTAGAAGAATATAATATATCACCTTCTTATTTAGAAGAAATAGATTTAGCAGAAAAACAACAACAATTAAAAATAAATAAATCACAATACCAAAAATTCTTAAAAGAAAGGAAGTTACTTGATAAATTTCTTTTAAAATATAATGAAAATAACGGTGGCACTAATTTAGAATTTGGCTATAACACATTAAAAGAAACTGACGAAAAAACATTAGGGTTTTGTCCTCTAGGGGAATATTACCAAAAACAAAAAGATTTAGAATTTAGCGATAAACCGGAACATTTACAATATTGCGTAGAATGCAGAAATTGTCAAGAAAAACCTAACTGGTATTTGGGAAGTGGATGCCTTGGAGACCAAGACTCAGAATGCCAATTTGGAAAATTACCTTTAGATTTATACCTAAGAGGCCATACAAAAAATAGTTTATTTCATAAAGCACTACCTCAACATAAACATAAATTTGTTAAAGGGGTGAATAAATTTAGTGAATTTAATCATACACATTAAATTTTTTTACATTAAATTATTTACATTAATATTTTTAGTTTAATATTTTTAATCTTTTATTTTATGTTTTATTATTATATATGGATAAATTTATTCAAAATCTTATAATAGTAATAACAGTAATACTTTTAATATTTATCATACAAATAACTATTGATACACATGATAAAGAAAACACATATAAGATAAATAATATACATAATACTAATAATAAGAATAATAGAAATAATTTAATAGAAAATTTTGCCGGAGTAGACGCAACAAATATTACTAGTTTTGAACCTAGACAGGGTGATAGTTCTACTATAGTAACTATTACTGGAAGTGGTTTAGATCATATAGGGGAAGTTACATTTGAAGATGTAGAATGTGTTATTTTCGAAGATAGAACAGATACAGAAATGAAAATTCTCCCACCTTCTTTAACCGAATTAGGTAAAACAATACAAGAAGTTAGAGATATTATAAATAAAGGAGAAGATATAGGACTTCCTATAAAAAAAATAAAAATACTTAGAAGAATGAATATTACTAAACAAGACGGTCTTTCTACTTCTGACGCAATTATCTTAGACGGTATTAGATTTTACTATATTGATAAAATTAATTATTTAGATAATTGCCCTAAACTCGAAGAACCTCCTAAACCAGAACCAGAACCTATTGTTGAAGAAGTTGATATTAATAGGGAAGTATCAGGTTCAGATATGGAATTTGTTAAGGAAATATTACCTAAAAAAATGAAACAATTACAGGCATTAATAGATAAACAAAATGAGATTATAAATTATTATGAAGCATTAAATATCGACAATAATAATATTGAATATTTAAGCAAAATACAAGCATTAGAAACACTAAATAATATGAAAAAAGAATATAATATTCAACGATATAATATTCATAAGACTATAGGTAAGAGGTACGATTATTCATTTTGAATAAGAAAATAAGAAAATAAGTAAATAAAAACAAAAATTTTTTTGTTTTGGTTTTTTTTGGGGGATAAGAAAATTGTTTCTTCTTCCTTCCCCCAAAATATTTTCAACCCGCGTGAAAAGTAATCGAGTGGACTTCTGGTTCAGTTGAATGACTGGAACCAATTTCCACAATTTCTGTGTATTCGGGGTTTTTCCAAATTTCGTTGTCTTCGACGTATCCATACTTGCTTGACATAAGCTCTTGGTACAGATGAAGGTTGAGTTCTTGTCCATGTTTCTCGAATTTTTTTTTCATATCTTCGAAAGATATATAATGTGCTTTCACTCTGTCCAAATTAATGACTCTCTCCCCTCCTCGGTAACATTTTTCATTCGCCAATTTTCTTGCTTCTTCCTCTGAAGATGCACTTACTATGATGGCGGAATAATAATCATACTCTAGTGGTATCTTATTTGGTATAAGTTTCAAATGATAAATTTCCATTTTGTTTTATTTTTTGTTTTAAGATTTTTAATTTTCAATTTTTTTATAAAAGAATTAAATAAAAGAATTAAATAAAAGAATTAAATAAAAGAATTATAATATAAAAAGAATTTATTGAATTTTCGTTGAAGCAGAAATAACATAAATTGTATTTTCCGTAACAACTAAATATTCATTATTTACCTTGTAGGTATTTTGAATTGGTGAGGTGTGTTCATCATTACTCTTATAGATTATTTTATCGTCGTCATTTGAAGCAATACAAATTGCCCCCTTTAATGAATCAACATAAAAGTAATAACAAGTTGGTTTTTGTAACTTAATAGATAATTTACAAGCTTGGGTTAAAGTATCCGGACATGGAATAGATAATTTTGGTTTAGAATCAGCCATTTTATAATTTATTTAATTATTTTATTTTTGGAATTTAGACACACTTAAAGATTTTTTCTATATAATTTCTATTTTCATATTTTCCAAATAATCATTTAACCAACTATGTTTTAATAAATCTTCGGCCGAAGATCTTTTATTAGGATCATATTCTAACATTTTCCCTATAAAATCTAATAATAAATCTAATTCTTCATCTTCCATATCAATCCTATTCGTTAATTCTCCTTTTAAATCTCTCATCTCTATATTCCTATTTTTTAATATTCTACCTTTAGAATCAAAATATTCCTCACTATATTCACATTCTAAAGCCATATCTCTCGGCATTTTCCCCAATAAACTATACATTTGCACTAAATGAAATCTATCCTTTTCTATATCAACCTTATCACAATCCTCAAAATCAAATATAGTATCCCCTACTAATAATTCATATAACATACACCCTATTACCCAAATATCTGCTTTAGTATTAAATGTTCCATTTATAATATTTTCAGGAGGTCTATAACATCTAGTATAAATTTCTTCGTCATTTTTATTACTAATAAATTCGGCATTACCTAAATCTAATAATTTAACATCTATATTATCTAAATCTATATCTAATCTATATTTATCGTCTTCATTTAATTCTTCTTCTTTATCTAAGTCTTTGACACACAATTCTTCTATATTTAATTCTTTATTAACTAAATTTTTTATATTTAATACATTTATTTTATTATTTATTTCTATAATTTTACTTGAATTTTCATTACAAAGTTCCTTAATTATTCTTTTCTTTAATTTTTTTTTCATTGTTTTTCTCTTAGATTTATCTAATCCTACTAACTTTTTATTAACTGTTTCTTCTAATATAAGATTATAACTTTGATGTAAATTTAATTTATTTATATCTACAATAATTGATTTTATTTTTTTATTACTTTCCCTAAATAATATATTATCTAACTTCAAATCACAATGGATTAAATTTTTCTTATGAAGAACATTTATACCTTCCAATAATGATTTCATTATTTTTCTAATCATATCTGAAGTTATAATATCGTCATTTTCCTCATATACTAAATGACTTAGCGAATTTCCCAATAATTCTAATAAAATTGCTTTTCTATTTCTACCCTCTATTTTTATATCAAAATTATCAATTATTTCACAAATATTACTACATACTACATCTCTATGAACTGTGTTTAACATTTTAATTTCATTTATTAATGTATCGTCATCATTATCTTCCTGAATCTTTAAGGCATAAAATTTATTAACAGTTAAATCATATACTAACCATACTTTACAAAATGTTCCACGAGACAAATATTTAATAACAATATATTTATCATTTAATAAGTTACCAATAAAGTTATAAGACAATTCTTGTTCATCGTCAGAAGATAAATCACCGTCGGAATCTTCTTCGTGTCTTACTTTTTCTACTCTTTTTATAAATTTATTCTTCTTTGCTTGTGCTTTTAATAATCTATATTTCATAAAATATTATATTTTTTTAGTTTTAAATATATTTTTTTTGATTTATAAATTTATTTTTTATGAATTCTAAATTTATTTTTTTCCCTTTTTCCCCTTTTTTCCTTTTTTATTAACACTTTTATTTTTTGTAACATTTACCTTCTTTACCGTAACATTTGCCCTCTTTTTGTTAACCATTACCTTCTTTTTGTTAACCATTACCTTCTTTTTTTGTTTGGTAACCTTCTTTTTAGGTTTCTGTAATGAAACATTATTTTGTCCTTTATTATTTTTATTGTTTAGTAAAGTTTTTTTTGTAGAGTTTTTCATACTACTACATTTCTTAATATTTTTTCTATTAGAAATACTATTTACAGAAGCCCTTACAAATTGTGGAATACTTTTTTCAGAAACTTTATAAGCTCTATTAGTTTTATTATTACCATTAATAGTTCTTTCAACTAAATGATATGGTCCTCCTTTAGATTCCGCAATTAATAATCTTCTTTTATTATTTAATTTTGTATTTCTCAATATTTTAACATTATTATTACTTCTATTATAGGAAAAATTGTCTGTCATAAGAACCGGTTTTTTATTATTAGATGATTTATGAAAAATTTTTTTACTAGAAACCATTTTAACTATTGATTTACGATTATTAATATTCATATTTATAATTATATTAAATATAATTTTTTGGGATTAATTGTAAATTAAACGAATTATATATGTATAATATAAATGCCAATTTGGAATAATCCTAATTTTTTACTTTTACAAGATTACCCTTATAATAAAAAACAAATAGATGATTTTATAATTCGTGCCTATAAAATGGGTAAAACTAAAGTAATACATAATCAAGATAAATATGTAGTCAAAAATGAAATAGAAAGAATTAAAAAATATAAGAAATTTAGATTAACAAAACCTATACCAACAAAAAATAATTTAAAAAAAAGTAAAGAAAATGAAAATAAAAGAATGAAAAATATTTTTAAAGATTTAAAGAAAAAATTAAAAAAAAATAAAAAAACTTTGAAAAAAACTCCTAAAAAGAAAATAGTTAAATCTATGAAGAATAAATAATTTATACGATTGTTTCAATTTCATAATTATTTTTTTCATAAAATTTCTTTCTTTTTTCTGCCTGTCTTCCAAATATAGAAAACTTATCAACAAAATCAATTACCAAAGGAACCACTTTTCTATCTTCTTTTCTCATTCTAAGAATTCTGCCTACTGATTGTTCTATATTACTTTTAGGTGAAGCAAATATTAAAGTATTTAGTTCTTTACAATCAAAACCTTCACTTGCCATAGAGTATGTAGCAAGCATAACTTCTTTACTTTCGGATTCTTTCAAGTGTTCTTGTTTCATACCACCTAAATAATATCCAGCAGTACAGAATTTTAGTTCATCTAATTTTGTTTTTAAATATTCTAAGTGTTTTCTTCTATCACTTAGTATTAATATTTTTCTTTTTTCCTTTATACATTCTTCTATTTCCTTTAGAATAATTAAACTCCTTGGTTCATAAGCACATATATTATTAATCATTGCAGGAGAATTAACTTGTCCCTTAAAATTAAATTTTATATCACTATATTTTTCATCTTCTGTATAGTATTCTATCATTTTAACTTTAACGTGTTCTTGTTCTCTCTTCTTTATTAAGTAAACTATATCACCTAAAAACCATTCAAATACTTTAGATAATCCGTCGGTTCTTGTAGGAGTTGCGGATAGACCCAAAGTATATTGACAATTTACTTTAAGTAAAGAACGAGAAAATACCTCAGCACCTAAATGGTGACATTCATCATAAATTACCATACCAAAATCACTAAATACTTCTTCTTCATAATCTCTCATAGATATACTTTGTAACATACCTAATACTATATCACAACCTTCTATATTAATAACTTTACCTTGGATTTTACCTATTTTTGCGTCTGGTAAAAAGAATTCTATTCTTTCCTTCCATTGATCCATTAAGAATTCTTTATGAACTATAACAAGTGCTTTTTTCCCTAAAGCAGCTAATAAATATAAAGCAATAACAGTTTTTCCAAATCCACAAGGAACAGAAATGATTCCCCCGCCTATATCTTTAGCAACTTCTAAATATTTTTCAACTACAGGTTTTTGATTATCTCTCAAATCATATTTAAATTTAATATTAATAGATTTTCCTTCTTCTATTTTATTAGTATCTAATTTACCTAAATGTTTAATACCATAAAATTTAGGTATATATATTTTTTTTTTACTTTCTAAATAAACCGGAAAAGGTTTATTATTTAGGTCATTGGCGTATTGATTTGGTATATAAGGTTTTACGTATAGGGTTTTACATAGTTTTTTTAAATCTTGATTGCTAATATTTTCTTTATAGATAGTATATCCTTTTTTTCCTATATAATTGGATTTCATATATATTATTTTTATATTAATTATTATAAATCAATTTTATTAGAATTAATATTTTTTTAATTGAAAAATAAAATCTATATATAATTTATAAAAATGAAAAATAACAAGAATAATATTATAGCTTCTGTTAATCATTCAATTAATAACATTAATAATAATGTTAAAAAAGTTGCCCAAAATGATTTAGTTGTTAATACTATTAGAGTATTATTAGTTATTTATGCTTCATTCGTTATTCCACAATTAAATGCCACACATTTAAACTATGTTAATAATACTATAGTAAGATTAGTTATTGTTTCACTTATTGTATACTTATCATTTATTGATATGGTAACTGCTATGCTTTTACTTATTGCTTTTGTAGTAACAATTCATACTAACAAAAATCATAATAAACAAGTAAACGAAGTAAATGAAAATGACAAGAATTTTATTAACAAAGTTAATAATTTAACTAAAGCACAAATAGAAAATTATGAAAATGAAAAAGAAATTAGTAATAATGTAAGTGGCAATAACGATAATGTAAGTGGCAATAACGATAATGTAAGTGGTAATAACGCTAATGTAAGTGGTAATAACGCTAATGTAAGTGGTAATAACGCTAATGTAAGTGGTAATAACGCTAACGTAAATGCCAACAAAGTCAATTTAAATATGCGAGGAATACCTCCTACTTATGATGATTCCAGTGAGATATTAGGAGGTTCATTTGATGTTGTGCCAAGAGGAATTGGAAATGAAATAGATACTAAAGCAGTATTTAATTCAAATAATAATAAAGAAAAAGTAAATAATGTCAATGTTGTTGATGTAAATGAAGCTATTAATAGAAATAATAAAGAGCAACCATCTTCTGAAACTATGACGGAAAGTTTAATGAGAGCCAAAGGTTTTAAAGATGATCCAAACTCTCCAAATGGTTTAACCACCGCACAACACTTATATGACGTTTCAGAAAACGCTGTTCCTGGGGCTGATGTTAATGACCAAGTTAAAACATTTGAAAAACAATTAGGAATTCAAGGTATGGATGAGATTACTGGTCCAAATGCCAGAAGATATGATGGGTATCACTACAATAATGAAGCAGAAAGACCAAATTTAACTAGTGAAATGATTTTAGATAGAAAATCTGCTTAATTTTTTATAATTTTTATATTTATTTCAAATTACTTTTTATTGTATTAGCAACTTGATTTGCTTTAAAAACTGCTTCAGTAGCAAACTCTGCTCCTGTTAATTTTGCTATAAGTTGACTAAATAATTCATGTCTAAATATCATTTTAACTAAATAAACTGATATCACTATAAGCATAATAAATATCACAAATAATAGATATTTTTTCATATTACCTGCTCTATCAGGAACCATACAATGTCCCCATCTAACTTTAGGGTTTTTTGTATAACACCATGGAGCACCTTCTAATCCACCAGGATCTCTACATTTATTATGTGAATTCCATTTACCATTTATAGATTTATTAAGTAATCCATCTCTCGCAAGTGTTTTCGTATCAACATCCATTTCGTCAAATGTATAACCTGATTTAGATAAAATAGTATTTTTAGTAAATAAATTTAATATATTACCTTCGTGATGAACTTCATTTGAGCCCCAATCTTGACATTCGTCACCTTCTAAAGTATATGTTAAATCTTCTCCTTGAAATTTGAAAATCATATTTTTTAAATCTTCTACTTTACCTTCTACTTCTTTATTTAATTCTTCTACTTCTTTATTTAATTTTTGTAAAATAAAATCATTAATTTTAAATTTCTCTTCTTTAGATTCAATTAGGTCTAACAAATTTACATATTTAGAATTTTTATAAGTATCCATATGCCAACTTAATAAAAATAATAATAAAAGTTTTTTATCTAATACGGGTTTTAAATTATCAATATTAGTACCTTCAAATTTAGTAATATTAGTATTAATTGTATCATAAGTATAATCTAGAGTTGTATTATCTTGTTCTGTTTTAAAAAAAGTATTATTAGAATTTAAAACACTTAATTCTATACATGCATTTTCTACAATTGTATCGTAATCTTTTTCTGTATCTATAATATTTTGTTTAATACCTGTTTTATCCATATACGTTTCAAAATAATTAGTATAATTATATTTTTTGGCATCGAAAATCATACTTGCCACATAATCAAAATATTTTTCAGAGTCTTCTTCTTTTAAATTTATAATTTCTTGTAATGTTAAGTCTTGTTCTCCTGCTTTACCTAAATCATCCCAACCATTACTGAGTATTTCCAATTGGTCTTCATTTGAATTATAATCTTTATTTTGACCTCCATAATAACTATCTATTATCTTTCTAGCACCACTTCTATATTCTACACCAGACCTAGAATCAGTAGTTATTCTTATAGGAGCAATCATTTTATTTATCATATCTGCTTTGGTTTCCTCTTTTATGTCTTCTTCTTTTACTTCTACAGTATGATTATAAAATACAATTCTACTATTTAGAGGGTGTGTATTTCTATATCCAGAAGGATTTCCTTCTTGTCTAAAAATATCTATATATTCCTTCATTATTTCAATTTGTTCTTCAAATACTATCCAATTAAATGTTTCAAAACAAGGAGGCATCGGCAAAGAACCCTCATATGAAAAAAATGACATTTTATTAGGTATTAAATCATTTATGTTCCAATCTTCACTTACGCTAATTTCTGTTATTTTATTTTCATCATCCTTACCTATTTTATTCATTTTCTTAAAATTACTATTTGTTATAAACTGTGATATAAACTTGTTTCCCTTTGTTCCTATGTGTCCCTTCCCTTCTTTTACTAAAATACTAATAATAACACCTTTATTTTTTATAAAATTATTGTTATGTTCTCCTTCTTCTACGTGTGCGTGGTCTTCATCTAAATCTGTATCAATATGTGTTTCAAAACCTTTACCCTCTGGTAAAAAATCTTTTGATAAACTATGATAAAGATTTATTTCCATAACTGAACTATTACCATCTATAAGGTGATGACTCGGTGTATGAAAATATACTTTTTGTAAAGGTAAATTTTTATTATTAAAGGTTATAGAACTATTTTCATCCCAATCTAAATTAATTATATTTTGGTTATCCTTGGAAATATGACATTTACTAGGTTTATAATCAATACTTAATCCACACATTAAATTACAATCGTGAACTGAATTTGTATTTATGTTTATAGGTGATTGTTTTCCTTTCACTTTCACCATTTTACCTAAATTATTTAATTCATAAGAGTGACAATTACCTATTATATTATTTTCATTATCTTTTGTAACGTTTTCCCATCCATCATTAATAGTATTCCTTGTTTTTTCTGGATATTTAAAGTCAACCATATTAAAATTAATAAATATTTTATTTTTTTGAATTATAAGTTATCTTATTTAATCTATTTTATAATTATTATTTATACTTTACTACCCTGTAATATTTTTAACATTGGTTTTTATATTATTTACAGTTTGATTTGCTTTAAATATTGCTTCAGACGCAAAATTTGCTCCTGTTAAAGCAGCAACAATTTTACTTATAATTTCGAATCTAAATAGATATTTAACAAAAACTATAGCAACTATACCAACCATTATAAATACACATACTAATACTATCCTCGCAATATATTTCGTATAATCAGGTTTGACACAATAATTCCATCTTCTTTTAGGATTTTTAGTATAACACCAAGGCGCTGCTTTTACATTCCCCGGATTTCTACATTTATTATGTCTAAACCATTTTAATGTTTTTTCACCGGTATCATTATCTAAATCAAATGCTTCTTGGTCTGTTAAATTCGTATCTTTATTATTTCCGGAATGTGATTTTAATAATCCATTTCTAATATGATTTTTTTCTGTATAACTTAAATTATCCCAAGTTTTACCGTCTTTCTGAAAAATTTCTGGTTTTTCCCAGAATTTAAATAAAGAACCTTCATAATGGACTTCGTTAGATAACCAATCTTGACATTCTTCATTATCTATAGTATGATCCATTTCTGGTCCAGCAACTTGAAGTTTAATAGTAAAATCATTTTTAGCACACCAACTCATAATATTTCCCATACATACTTCATATTTTGGTGTAAAACTAATTATCATTCCTACCAGTTTATTCCATACAAACATTTCTAAATCAGCATTTAATTTACCATCTCCTCTTTCTCTTCTCCACTCATTCACTAATACATCTTTATTACCGTCTCTCTCCGAGTCTGTCCATTCATCAGTCCCACTTGTATTATACAAAACAAAATTTTTAATAACTAGAGAATCATACTCATTACCTAATACTGTTAATTTCATTTTATCTCCTATAATAGTTGCCATATCTACAAAAACATTAGCATTTCTCCCGTCGTTTTCTCTATCAAATAATAATTCTGAATTAGTTTTATAAAATTCAAATTTATAATATGGTAATAAAGGAGGTCTAGCACTTACAAAAGGGTCATCTTCTTCATCAATATAATCATATGAATAATGTATAACATTAAACCATTTTTTATCGTTATCTTTCTTTTGTGTAGTATCGCTCTTATTTCTTCCTTTAATCTTAATATTGTCTTGGTCTCCCCACTCTTTATTTTTTCTATTTATAAATGATTGAATAGGTAATGTCCCCCTACCCCATTCTTCCCAATATTTTGGCGAATCGCTATTTAAATCTGCTCCTTTTTTACCCAATTCTTTTATACTCTTCCAAACTTCATCATTTTCGTCTTTTGGACTTATTATATAATCATAACCAGAAAAAGTATTTTTGGTTATGGGAGGGGGAACGGCCTTAAGATTAAAAATATTGGCAATTTTGGCAATTTTGTTTTCCGTTTCATTCCCCCACCACAAAGTATTATTAAAAATAAACATATAATTTTGTTGAGATAAAATATTAGTAATTTGGTCTGGTTCTGTATATCTTCCACTTAATGAAATAAAAAATCTATATACTTGTAATAATATTTTATCATATTTTTCGGTTTCGGTTTTTTCATCTTTATTTATATTATTACTTATTAAAATATCAGTACCTATATCGTATATTTTATATACTGTAGTTAATTCTTTGGTTTCGTCAACTGAATCTATTGAATCTATACTTTCGTCATTCTTAATATAAGGGAAAAAATCTTCATATATTATATGTTCAGGTTTTATGTTTTCTTCTGTTTCAAAATTGTGTAATATTTCTTCTTTTATTGCTACATCTTCTGTAATTTTAATTCTATAATAATATAGCGAATTAAATTCTAAATAGTAAGTATTATAATCCGTTCCAGTTGTAATATTATCAGTTGTAATATTATCAGTTGTAATATTATCAGTTGTTGTTAAAGTAATTAATTCTTTCAATATATCTTGTATGGATGAATTTTCTTCTAAACTAATTTTTTGAAATTTTGGATCTGGAGTGTAATTTTCCATATTTTCTTTCGCTTCTTCTTTTTCTTCGTCGGTGCTTCCTGTTTCTATTGATGTCATTTTTGATTTTTTATTAATACTTTCATATTTTATAAGTTTATTATAGTATAGTATAGATTTTCTTATATTATCTATTTTCATTAATTCCGTATTATTTTGCCAATATAAATTATTTACATAGTCTCCACTATTCATTGTTTTGTCCATTTGAACTTGGTTCATAGAGACCTCTATGTCATAAAATTTTTTAAAAATTGCTTCTAATTTTTCTTTGAATTCTCTTTCGAACATACCTAAATAATCATAACTATCTGTATCAAATTTCAATCTTTTATAATAATTGTTTTTCTCATCTGAATTACTAATAGAACTAACTTTTGAAACAATAATTTTAGGAGTAATATCTGTAAATACTCCTTGTCCCCATTGATTCCACATATTTGCGACTTCTATAGCAGTTGATTCTTTATCTTGGAATGAACTTAAACTTCCTGTCCCAGTTGCGGAAGCTAATATATCATCTGCTTTACTAATATATTCTTTTGAACCTATAATTTCGTCTTTTATATAATTCAATCTAACAATACTTAGTAAATCTTTTATTTGGTCTCTTTTACTTTTTTTATATTGTTCATCTGTTATCATTTCTACATTGGTTCTGTAAAATAAAGAAGCGTCTTTTAAAGTATCTTTTTCGGTTACTGTATTTGTTGATTCTGTTGCCGATTCTATATCTAGCGGTGATATATATTCAAGAGTGATACAAATAGCTTTAATAAGTTCGAAAATACCACTTTCAATACTTTGTATATTATCAAATACGATTACATTATAGTCATGTTCTCCTTTCTTATATTCATACATAAAATATGATTTTCTTTTTGGCAAAAGTTGTTCTATATTCCAATTAGAATGAACATTTATAGGTTCTTTAGAATCTAATTTATGAACGAATTGATTGAAAAATACATTTACTTCACTTCCCTTATGTTCTCCAATATTAAATAATATACAACTTACTATTTCACTCTTTATACCCGCTTGTTTTGCTTCATGGTGGTTATTATCACCGTCTTTTTTTGAATGATAATGGAAATGTTTTCGCAAAGGAGATATATCTTCCTCATCATTATGATAATGATTATGGGCTATTATTCTTTCTCCTCCGTGATGTATATTCACCTCTAAATCAAATTTCTCACCGTCTATGGAATGCCTACTTGGTGAAAAAAAATAAATTTTATCTACTTCATAATTGGTATCACGATAATTTATAAAACTTCCTTCTTCATATTTAATATATTTTTTATTGGTTGAATCTGTTTCAATATGGCATTTTTTATTAGACATATAATCAATAATAATTTTACATAATAAATTACATTGGGTTGCTGTATCAACAATTATATTTTTCTTATTTTCAATTGGAGTTGTCATATTTGTTTATAAACTTATATTAATAATAGATAATTTATTTTTTTTTATTAACTTATTTTAGTTATTTAATTTAATAATGAAAACTTTTATTCCATTTACAACATTTATACTAATAACAATATTTTATCTCCTATACAGAAAATGTTATTTAAATAAAAGTATAGAACATTTTAATATTCCTAGTCCTAGTCCTACACCTACACCTACACCTACATTAATTTATTCTAAACCTTCATATACGAAAAAAAAAACTATAGATAACCAATATTTAAAATTAGAATTTATTTATCTTAATCCTTTGTATAAAGATTTAACTATAAAATTAAAAGATGGTATACTCGTAAAAGAAGAAAATGACTGGAAAGGAAAATTAGAAAAAGAATTATGTACACCAGATAATATTAACACAAATACACCAAGTGCCAGTATAGATTCTTGTACCTGTTTAAATTTGGGTATAAATAATGAAAAAATATGTGGTAAGGAATATTCGCGGTATATTTATGAATGTCCGAATAAGTGTTCTAGTTGTAATAAATGTCATACTGATAAAACACATAAATCATATATAGAATGTAAAAATATAGAAAATAAGAAAAAATGTAAATCCTATAAAGATAAATTAATATTTAGTAAAGAATATTATACTTCTAATGACAGAAAATTTATAGAAATGCCATTTTCACCAGAAGAAAGTCCCAGTCCTAGTCCCAGTCCTGAAGTACCTAGAGGTTTTAAAAAAAAAAATAATGGGAAAACATATAAAAAAATTGTAATAAGAAGTAACCAAGCAAAAAATATATTCAAAACAACTTTAATTAATGATTTTATTACGGATAATGATATCTTACTTAAAATAAGTAAACAACAAAACTATAATAAAGAAGAAAGTCCTTCTCCAAGTCCAGAAATAGAAGGATTTTCCAATAATGCATCAATAAAAAAAATAGTAATACAGAATCTATATTTTAATATGAAAACTATAGAATATGATATTTTTTATGAAGGTAAGGATGAAATTTATTTATTTATAGTTCCCAAAAAAAGACATGTTGGTAAAAATATAACTTTAACTATTAAGGGTTATTATAAATTAGATAAAAATTATGGTTTTGAGTTGGAAAAAATAATTAATATTTACGAATATATTGAAAAAGCGGTAGATATAAAAGAAATTAAGCAAATAAATGAATACGAATCTTCTCTAGCGAATGATTATGTCAATAATTATTTAGGTGATTCCGAATTAGAAAGTCATCACCTTATGCGAAACCCTAGAATTATAAATGATATTAAAAATAAACCATTAGGGGAGTTTGAAAGAAAAGAAATATTAGATAGTCCTGAAACATGGGTCGAACGAATTGATATTAATAGACCTTGGATTTCTACCTTTACAGAGGTATTTTCTGATATTTATGCCGAATATAACCAAAATAAAGATAATTATAGTCCTTCGCCTTCTGGAACTATTGATGAAGATTTTGATTTCTTTGCTGAACTACAAAAACCTAATGCCAATAGAGAATTATTATATAAGAAAAAACTTCAACAAGATAAAATTAGATTTAAGAAACAAAGAAAAGAAGAAATAGAATATGATAAAAAAATGAGGGATCTTATAAAAAGAAAAAGAACAGAGAGATGGGATAAATTACTTATTAAAAAGGATATTGATACTAAAAATAAATATAAAATTATCAAAGTCCTCAATCAAATAAGAGAATTTGAAAGTAATATAGTTATTTTAGGAAAAGATAATAATTATAATGATAAAAAAAATATTATAGAGATTTTAAAGAAGAAAAAAATTAATATTAGAGATAATTTAAATGTTAATGCGAAAACAACTATCTTAATTATAGACGATAAATATTATGATAGTATTTCTAAGAATATAAAAAATATACAAGATAAATCTGGGGATCATGAAGATTTAGAAAAGTTAAGAACTAATTTCAAAAAAGCTTTAATAAATAAATTAGAAATAGTAACATATACAGATTTCCTAAATGATTTAGGGAAAAATATCGCTATTTATGGAGCAAATAATGAAAATAAAAAATTTATATTAAATTTAATAAATAAAACAGGAAGAAATATTAGCACTGAAATAAATAAAAATACATTATTCGTAATATCACCTGGTGGGGATATAAATACCGACATATCGCTAACTCCAAAACCATCTCCGTCACCAACTATGACTAACAAAATTTCACAAATGTCTTATAAAGATTTTTTTAAAGCTGATAAAGAAAAATATTTAAATTACATTACATTTATAGATAATAATATAGAACAAATTAATAATTTTTTTGAAAATAAAGTTAATGATGAAATAAATAAAGATACATTATTAGTAATATCAAATAATGGTAATATAAGACTTTCTGAAAAACAAAAAAAGAAAATACAACAAATGAAGAACCAAGATTTTATAGATAACTTTATATAATAAAATATATAAATGGAATAATTCTCTATAAAATAAAATATTTCTATAAAAATAAAATATTTCTATAAAAATAAAATGTTTTCTTTATATTAATAAAATGGAAAATATATATAAGAATAATCTATTAGTTTTAGATAATTTACCAATTGAAGAAAGTATTTATTATACCAATAATACAATTTCTAGAGAAAATAGATATTTTGGTTCCATTAGATATGGAAACAATATAGATAAAATATTAGGAGTTGTCAATATTAGTTTTCTTCATTACTACAATTTGCTATTAATTGATAATGAAGATTCATCAAAAGAAGAAATTAAAGAATTACTTACTAAATCTATAGAAGGTTTAGAAAATTACAAAATTTATAGTAAAAATAATAATAGAGATACTAAAAAAATAAGTGATTTAATAGAATTATTCAAGAAATATTTAAATGAATATGAAACTGATAGATTTGCTAAAACACAAGAAAATATTAAACTTATACAAGATAATATTAATGTTATAGAAGAAGACTTAACAGAAATAAAATTAGATGAAGATAAAAACCAAGACACTAATAATAATAAATGTAATTATTTTACTAATTTATTTATAGGAATAAAAGACAGTATAACAGGATTTTTCATATCTATTTACAATCATATATTTGTATATTAAATTTATGGAGAATGGTGTCCTGTATGTTTGTGTATCAGAGAACCTTCTGGATTTTCTATATTAGTATGACTCTGTGCTTCCCCGCTAATTATATGCGAATGAATATGTTTTGTATCATCTAATGTATCTACTGTATTTGTATTATTTACAGCACCTCTACAAAAACACCTATCGTCGTCGCCTTGTAAACCTTTTTCTCCTACTTTACCTTTATTACCTCTTTCTCCTGGTAAATCTGTCATAAAATAATGGAATAATACAGTAGTTAGAATATTAAGTAAATTTACTAATACCAAAGCAATATACCAATTGAAGAATAATTTAAAAGAAGGATCATCGCTAATATTTGACCCATATCTAGTAAGTATTCCTACACCTACAATAAAAAATAAAGTTATTATAGCTAATATTAAAAACATTGTTTTATCAAGTTTCATTTATATTTATGAATTATAATTTTTTTATACTATTTTTGATTTTGTTTTTTGATTTTACTTTTTCTTAAAAAGTATTTTTTGACTTTACTTTTTCTTAAAAAGTTTTTTTTTGATTTTACTTTTTCTTAAAAAGTTTTTTTTTGATTTTACTTTTTCTTAAAAAGTTTTTTTTTGATTTTACTTTTTCTTAAAAAGTATTTTTTATACTATTTTTGATTTTGATTTTGATTTTACTTTTTCTTAAAAAGTATATTAGGTTTTAGTATAAATATAATTAATTTCTTTTTGGTCTTTATCTTTATAAACCATTCTTTCACCTGTAAAAAACTTCTTACACTCATCTTCTTCTTCTCCTGCTTCATATATATCGCTTTTTAAAACAAAACTAGAATCTTTAAATATATAGACGTAATTACTCATATTAGTATCTATTTTCTGATAATTCATCATAATAAATTGACAACCCCAATCTAATCCTTTTCCCGGTTCATAATTTATAGGTGTTATACCACTAAATATAGAATCCGTTTTTATTTCGGGTGAAAGAATAGTAAATCCACATTTATTATATCTTTTTAAGTCATTTCCAGATAATTTATGGAATTCCTCATTCGAATAATCCTCTATATCTTCCTCCGCATCAACCACGTCTTCATGTCTAACATATAAAATTCTATACTGATTTTTATTATTTTGTAATGTATAATTTGAAGCACTACTATAATTTATTACCTCCTCTAAATTAGTATCTTCGAAACCTGAACTACTAAATATTAATACCTTCCCTAAACAATCCCCTATAGTTATATCATTTATATCATTTATATCACTTGTTTCATTATTCGGTGAATTATAAGCATATTTACTATCTAATAAATATTCCCCTAATATTTCATATATATATTTATGTACTTTATTCAGACATCTTACATTTCTATTAGTTTTGAGATTTAAATATAAAATAAAAGGGTCTTTATATACCTTCAAATCTTTTAAATTAAAAGCAACTTTCGCAATTTCTCTTAAAAATAATTTCAAATTAATACTATTTAATGTATATTTCCATTCTCCCTCTTCTTCGCCGACAGATACAACGGGTTCAACGCCTTCTCCATATCCGCTATTAAATATTTCTAATTCTACAAATCGCGGTCCACATTTTAAAACTTCACTAAATACTTCTACACTAACATAATCAAATTTATGTAGACCACAAACATAAGGTCTATAAGCACTCGCAATATAGAAGTCCCTTAATTTTTTTTTATTAATATCTTCGATAGATATATAATCAGTTAAATTTTGTTGTTTTATTTCGTTGGTTCTATAAATTGTCAATTTAGCAAGAGACATATAAACTCTAAATATTCTAGATACTAATAGAATTGCTCCTAATAATAATATTCCTATTAGTAAAAAAATGAAAAATAATACTTGATTTCCCAATTTAGTGTCTTTTATTTCATCATTTGTTTGGTCTCTGGGAACTTTAATTTTCATTTTATTTGCGACATTATTCGCAACATTATTAACTTTTTCTATTATTTTGTTTTTCATACCTTCTGCTTTTTCTTTTAGTGCCATTTAACTTTTTAATAGATAATTTTTTTATAAAAAGATATTTAATTATTAATATTTATCCATAAACATTTCATTTGTCAATATCTCAATATTTAGTTCTTCGGCTTTCTTCATTTTACTTGATTGACTTTCCATTGTTTCTACTATCAAAATATTAGTTTTTTTATTAACTGTATTTTGTATAACTCCGCCTTCTAATTCTATTTTCTCTAAGATTTTTTTATCTCTTTTTCCAGTAATAACTATATTTTTGTTATTAAGTAATTTTGGCTTTTCCTTTTTTTCATCTTTTTTAATTACAATTTTTTTCTTTTTAAATTTAAGTTGATTATGTTCTAATAGGAATTCCTTTATTTTAGGCATTTTTTCCATAATTTTTATAGATGTCTTCTCTTGTATACTAGGTATTTCATTTAATATTTCTGTTGTTATATCCATATCTTCATAGAAAATATTAGGGTATTTACTCGTTATCTTCTTTAATATCTTATATCCTATACCATTTCCAAATATACAACTTCCAGAGATAACTTTTTCTATCTCTAAATCTTTATCAATAACATTATGTATACTATCATATATTTTATTGGCACTTTTCTCTTTAATACCTTCAAATTCGAGTAAGTCTTCAATTCTTATATTCATTATTCCCTTGATAGTATCAAAACCTGCTTCATACATTTTTTGATATAACCCATGACCCACATTTTCCACTTCCAAAGTCTTAAAGAAAGTTATAATCCTTTTTATTTTAACTTCTTTATTTCCTTCCATATTATATATAATAATTTCTTTATGAGTTTCGTTCCATTCATAATCAACATTTGGTAATTGAGGTTTCGTTTTTTCTAAAACTTCAACAATCTTAGGTATTATTTCACCTCCTTTTATCATTTTAATTACTGCTCCTGGTCCAATACCATTTTTTACAATAAAATCCGCATTGTTTCCTGTCGCTTTCCTATTAGTTGTTCCACATAATAAAGTTGGTTCAATATTAACAATCGGTTTAAGTTTGCCGTGTTTACTGGCATTCCATTCTACATTAATAACTTTTGTTATCGCAAAATCTAAATCCATCTTGAAAGCGAAACTATATTTTGGATTCCCGTCAGTAGTTCTTGTATTTATATTATTATTAGTAATAATTACACCGTCTATCTCATAATTAGAATGTTTTTTTCTCTCTAACATATATGAAGATAAATCATTGAAATTTATTTTTTCCCTTATTTCATTTCTAACAACTTGAAAACCCAAATCATTTAAGAACTCCATTTGTTCAGAAGGCTTCATAATCGGTTCTATCAGTTCATAGACAACGAAATCTACTAATTTAAGATAGTCTTCCTTTTTACTAAAATCTTTTTGATTAGACATTCCCGCAACAAAACTTCTAGGATTAGCGAATTCGTCTTTCACTTTAATATAATTTTCTTTTGATACTAAGATTTCCCCTCTTACCATAAAATCTTTCTTTTTATTTATTTTTTTTTTATAAATATTAACAAACTCTTGGATTTTACTAATATCTTTTCCTTCTTTTCCATTACCTCTAGTATAAATTTTTATATTATCACTCTTTTTATTCAATAGAAATGAAATACCGTCTAATTTATCAGATATTACTACTTCATCTGGATAAGTCTTTATCCACTTATCTATATCTTTTTCTGTTTTCTTTTTATTCATACTACCCATATGTATTGGTAATTTTACCTTATCTTTCTTAATAGTTGAACCAATTTGTGATAGGAATTTACTATCCGGAAATTCTTGTTCTAAAATTGATTTAATTATATCGAAAACTTGATCTGAAATTAATATAGTTCCATCTTCGGTATTATAATAATTATCAGAACATTGATAAAGTAATTTCTCAATATCTTCTTGTGAAGCACTATTGACAAATTGTATTGGATTTTGTTCTATATAATCAAAATTCATATATTCAATATATTTATATGTAATTAAATCAATTTTATTATTATTAAATTTTTTCTTTATTATTATATTTAATTATTCTTCCTTATAATAGGTTCTTTTACTAAATTAAAACAATTATTTTTTAATTCCTCCCAATTTTCATTTAACTGAATATTATGTATATGTATTTCTATTTCATTATTAAACCAGTTTAGAGGATTAATATTATCTTCCGTATCTATACAAACCCCTTTTATATAATTAATTGTTACCGGTATTATTGGTATTTTATTATCACTTGCTAATCTAAATAAACCGGACTTAAATTCCTTTACTATTTTATTTTTCGAAGGTTTACCTTCTGGAAATACTATTATATTTTCATTATTATTAATTTTATTTTTAATTATTTTTTTTACTTTGTTACCGCTATCTAAATTACCTCTATCATATGGCACTAATCTAAATGATTTTAAAAACACTTTTTCAAGATATTTTAAAAATGATAAATATTTAGGTAAATCTTTATCTGAACATAAATTAGATTTACAAATACAATTTGTTTTTTCAAATAAATTTATTAAAATTGGCAAATCATTGGCATTTTGGTGATTAGAAATAATAATACATTTTTTCTTCTTTAAAATTTGTAAATCACCTATAATATTTATTTTATTATTGAATAATTTATGTTCCATCGAAAATTTAATAATTTTTTTAAAAATTTTATAACTCTTCTCTTCATTTAATATAAAAGTAAAAAACATATTTATTAAAATAAGAATTATTAGTAATAATACTCTAATACTGTTTATAAAAACATTATTAAAATTAAATTTTATAAAAGACATAATTTATAAATGTAAACTTATTTTTTAAATAATTTATTTCCCAGTACTTCCAAAACCACCCGTTCCTCTACTAGTTTCACTAAGTTCTTCCACTAACTCAAATGTTATCGGTTCCAAATTAGGAGCACAGATTTGAAGTAATCTAGTTCCCTTCTCAACTACATAATCTTTAGTACTTATATTATCAAAACAACCCATTAAATGACCTCTATAATCCCTATCAATAATACCAACAGAATTAGCAAGTCTTAATGGTGTTTTCATAATAGAAGACCTAGGATACATATAAAATGATAAACCTTTTGTTTTATCGTCAGTTAGTGCTTCACATATAATACCAGTATCAATTTTACCCATTTTGCCTGCTGGAATGGTAATATCTTCTAAAGTAAATAAATCCAATCCGGCGTCTCCTTCGTGATAATTAGAATGGTTAATATAAAAAGGTTTAGATAGTTCAGTAGATTTAATTAGTAAATGCATAGTTAAATAAAAATATAGTATAATTTTTAAATAAATTTTATTTTTTTATAAAAATAAATATATTAAGTAAAATAAATATATCGTGAAAAATAAATTAATATCTAAAAAATTAAATTCTATAAATTATGATTTTGGAGTAAGTTAAAAAAATATAAAATTGAAAAAAATTATTATACAATTTAAAATTTAAGATTTTTACTATAATATTAACTAAACTTTATAATGACAGAACAAAATATTCAAATTGAACAAACTATCGCAAATAAACAGGTTGATAATAACCCCGTTGAACCTATTTTAAAGGATAATCCTAACAGATTTGTTTTATTCCCTATAAACCACCACGCAATTTGGGAAATGTATAAGAAACATATGGGTCTTTTTTGGACTGCTGAAGAAATAGATTTAGGTGGTGATTTAGTGGATTGGCCTAAATTAAAGATTGAAGAGCAACATTTTATTAAGAATATATTAGCATTTTTCGCAGGGAGTGACGGAATTGTCTTAGAGAATTTAGGAACTAGATTTATGAATGAAATACAAATCCCAGAAGCAAAATGTTTCTATGGATTTCAAATAGCAATGGAAAATATTCATTCCGAAACATATTCTCTTCTAATTGATACTTATATTAAGGATAATCAAGAGAAAAGTAGATTATTTAATGCGATTGAAACGATTCCTTCAGTTGCGAAGAAAGCACAGTGGGCAATTAAATGGATTAATGATAAAGACGCAACATTCGCAACTAGATTAATTGCTTTTGCTTGTGTAGAGGGTATATTCTTTAGTGGTTCATTCTGCGCTATTTTCTGGTTAAAGAAGAGAGGATTAATGCCCGGATTAACTAGCAGTAATGAATTAATTAGTAGAGATGAAGGATTACATACAGAATTTGCTGTCTTAATTTATAGTATGTTGGAAAACAAATTAAGTTATGAAACTATAAAGGAAATTGTAGTGGAAGCAGTAGAAATAGAGAAAGAATTCATTATTGATTCTATACCTTGTAAATTAATAGGTATGAATTCGGATTTAATGAGTGAATATATAGAATTTGTTGCTGATAGGTTATTGACGCAATTAGGATATGAAAAGATTTATAATACTAAAAATCCATTCAGTTTTATGGAAATGATTTCAATGGAAGGTAAAACTAACTTTTTTGAAAAAAGAGTTATGGAATATTCAAAGTCGGGATTAGGTGTAGAAAAGGAGAAAATGGCTTTTACTATGGACGCTGATTTTTAAGGAAAGGAATTTATAAGTGATTTTTAAGGAAAGGAAACAGAAACGCTAATTTTTAAAAGTAAAAAAGCATAATATAAGTTTTAATCAAAATCGGTAAATTTAATACCATTTAAAGTAAATGATAATGTATCCATTTTTTCTTTATCATCTTTACCTTTTACTATTTTTTGTAAGTCAATATAAAATTCGTCAACAGTACCACTTGTTATTAAAATATTAACATCGTGTGAATCGTTAATATTTGTTCTACCGTAGAAGTAAAATTCTTTTAAGATATATGATATTGGTGTACCAAAACAATCTTTAATATGATTTAATCTAACTATAACATTAGATTGGACAGAACCTGTAATAGTAATATTTTTAATTAAAAAGTGTTCTTTTATACCTAAAGCATATTTAATAGTATTTGATTTACTTGCTCCCGGAGCTATAAATTCCTGTAAATATTCAGATGTTTCACTATCATCAGTACTATCTATACTTGTAACATTAATATATACCAAATCTCTTAATCTAAAATCTTTAAATCTTAAAGTATCTTTTTCTTTATATAAATAACCTTTATTAGTTATTTTTATATGTTGTTTATCTCCCCCTGTTGGATTTATTGTTAATGTTGCTTTTCTACCATAACCTCCTTCGAGTTCTAATTCACCTCCTAAATTTGTAATAAAAGTATCAAATGAACCATATTTTTTTTCAAATTCTGTTTTTATATGATTATACATTGTTGTGGACACTTCTACAGAATCTCCTGTAGTTATATTCAAAGTTATACTTCCTCCTCTAAATAAAGATTTATTATCTATATTTTTATTATAAAATTGGTTTGTGTATTGACAATCATTATATTGATTATTTTGATATTGACAATTATAATTAAAACAACTATCTTCACCATCAATTATTGCCACCATTTCTAATGTTGCTACGCCACCATCTATTGGTGTAGAACCGTCAGTATTAACTTTATAATATAATTCAATCGGTCCCTTATTTACAGAATTATCACCACCTACTGTTTTTTCTACTGAAATTATTTTACTGTTTTTTAATTCAATATTTGTTGTTTCAGTAAATGTTTCTATATCACTATAATTAGTATCTTTTTCAACATATTTTATTGTATATGTGCCTTTATTTTCATCATCAGAATTTTGAAATTTTATAAATAAATTACCACTTAATGAATTATAAGAATAATAACCGTCATTAGTATTCCAAGTTAATTGTCTTAAACCTATATCAGATACACACGCGTGTAGTGAAACCCATTCTGGAATAATATTATTGGTCATCATTGTTTCAAGGTGTATTTTTGCGTCATAGTCTTTTGTTGGTTTACCAGTTAACGCATATGTTTGAATAGTAGTTGGAAAATCCATAATTTCACTTGTAAGTCGCGCAGTGGTTTCATAACTTGAAAGAGCAGATTTTAAAGCAACCCATTTAGAATCTATATCATCCCCGTCTTTGAAATATTTTAAAAAAAATTCTTTAGTGACATCTAAATCTAACTCTCCGGGATTATCTTTAACAGATAATAAATGTCTTTTATTACGATTAACTTCTGTTTGGTCGTAAGTTCCTTTTTCATTTGGTAATAATATATCCATTTTTAATATGTTTTCTTCGTCTTGTGTTTTAACCTTATTTGCTCTTAGTGTTGTTGTTGTATCCGCATTTATTAAAGTTCCTGACATTATATATATTATTTATATTAAAAAATTTAAATATTTATATTATAATATTTATTTAATATAAATAAAAATGGGAGGTGGACTTTTAGATTTAGTTGCCAAAGGAGGACAAGATATATATTTTATTTGTAACCCTGAAATATCATTTTTTAAGAAGGTTTATAAAAGACATACTAATTTTTCAATTGAATATCAAAAACATTTATTTGATATAGATTTTGGACAAACATCACAATTTATTATACCAAGACACGCAGATTTACTTAAAAATATGTTTATTCAATTTGAATTACCTATTATCGCCCCCGAAGATATAGGATATGTTAATTATATTGGTTATTCTTTAATAGATTATATCGAAATATCAATAGGTGGAACTGTTATTGATAGATTAACTGGTGAATGGATGTATATACAAAATGAATTATCCTTCACGGAAGATAAAAAAGAAGGATATAATAAAATGATTGGGGGTAAAGATTTTTATACTTATAAAACAGATAAAAGTAATAATTCGGGGACATATATAGTTCCGATAAATTTTTGGTTTACTAAAGATATAGGTTTAGCATTACCTTTAGTTGCTTTACAATATCACGATGTAACTATTACATTAAAATTAAAAAAAATGGATGATTTATATATATCTTCAACTGATATAAAACCTTCAAATACATTAAAAATCGAGAAAGTTAATATTTCTTTGGAATATGTTTATTTAGATAGTAAAGAAAGAAAATTATTTGCTCAAAGTAATCACGAATATTTAATAAAACAAACACAATATAATATTAATAATAATATTATAGCTAACCAATCTAATATAAAAATTCCTTTAATTTTTAATCATCCTATATTAGAATTAATATTTATAGTTCAAAGAAAAGATAGAGTTAATAAAACTACAGGAGGAAATGATTATTTTAATTTTGCACTTGATGGTAATATTAATATGATAGATACAGTAAAAAATGCCCAAATTTTTCTTAATAATCAAGAAAGAACACCTCTAATGACTAATAAAGAACTTAGATATCTTAATGTTATTAATACTCATACTAGTATTCCAAATAATGTTATATATGTTTATTCATTTTCCTTAAATCCGGAGTCATTTCAACCTTCTGGAAGTTGTAACTTTAGCAGATTTGACAATAAAGAACTCGCTATAGAATTTGCTGATAATATTACTGCTTCCGATGTAAAAGTATTTGCCGTAAATTATAATATTTTAAGAATTAGTATGGGAATAGGAGGATTAGCTTATATTAACTAAATTATATTATTTTTTATTCTGATATTTCTTCAATAAATTAAGTAATTGTTTTTTATTCATTTTACTTATCCCTTTAATTTTCTTTTCCTTTAAGAAAAATCTTAGCATTGGAACTGTATATTTAGAAAAATCATAATACTTACCACATTCCACTACTTTATTTCTCTTTAATCCTTGTAAATTATATACAGAATTAGTACATATACCGTAAGGATTAAATTTAGTGTTTCTAACTTTCATAAGACAACTACAGAATTTCTTTTCTACAAATGATAAATTTTTTGTTTTAAATAATTTATTATATTTTTTTCTCTTTTCAATATCATTCTTTATTGAATTATTCTTTATTGAATTATTCTTTATTGAATTATTCTTTATAGTAACATTCTTCAAAGTAACATATTCCAAAGTTTGTTTTTTAGTTTTTTTAGTATTTTTTTTTCCCATATTTAGTTTCTAGTAATAAAAAAAATTATTTTAATTGTAATATATTTAAAAACATAAAATTTAAAATAATATATAAAATTTAAAATAATATATAAAATATTATAATGACAAATTTTAAAAAAAAATTTACTACCTATCCTTTCCAATATTTTCCTCAATATTATACCCAAAATAATTTATTACAATCCATAAAGGAAAATATTACATTTCGGGAAGATAATATAATAATAGGAAGGGGTGAAGATAAGGTAGAGAGAAAAGAACAAAGAAAAACGTGTTGGTTATCAAATGACGAAAATCTTACATTTGAATATTCGGGGAAAATAATGAAACCCGATAAAATACCTCATATAGTTCAGGAAATTATAGATATGATATATAAGGATTTTGGAATTAAATTTGACGGTGTATTAGTAAATTATTATGAAAATGGGCAAGTAGGAATGGGATATCATAGTGATCCGATAGATAATAAATGGGATAATAATTTTATAGTATACTCTGTAGGAGATGAGAGGAAATTTATATTTAGGGAGAAAGGAAATATTGATAATAAGATTGAATATTTATTTAGTAATGGAGATTTAATTTATATGTATGAAGACTGTCAGGATAAATATGAACATAGTATTAGGAAGAATAGGGGTGAAGAGGAGAGAATAAGTTTAGTGTTTAAGAAGAATAATTAAGATTATTTATTTTTTTTTTGCTGTAGCGGATTCTTTCCACATTTTGTCTACCTCAGATAAATTAATATTTGCTTCTTGTTCATTTGTTCCCCCGCTATCTTTGGCTTGATAAGCACCCGAAACCATATCTGCGTAATTTGTTCCTCTAATTACAGTATTTACGCAAGTGCCTCCATATTCATTATTTAAATCAGGGGTCCAAATACAAGCGGGTATAAGTGTTCCGTCTTTACTTTTTTTATCAGTTACTGTTGCGTCTTTACATAATCCTTCTGTAGTTCTTTTTTCACACCCTGTTATAGTTAATCCTCCCACTTCTCCACCGCAATCTGTAAATTTGAGTTGCATTCCTAAACCTAAATGAGAAGTTATTAGAAAAGCATATACTAAACCAGGAATATAATAATATAATGTTAATCCTGCACAAACAAGAATTTTAAACATTCCCATTAATCCAAAAGACATAAATACACCTAATGGAGGGCATATTATAGTTGCTATAATATTAAGATATCCTTCAGAAGTCATTGTTTTATAACATCTCATATTTCTATATTTATGATTATATTGATAAGAAAAATTAGGATCTGAAGGATCCCAAATTTTTCCATCATTTTCTTTATCGGGATTATCAGTTTCTGGATGTCTATGGTGATGATAATAACCTCCTAAATCATTTTTATTTAAATAACCTGTTCTATTACTATGTTTAATATGATGTTTAGGTTCGTGTGGTAAACCCCACATTCCTCCTCTAAAGGAAGAGAATATTACAGATGTCACTATTCTAAATATTTGTAAAACTATATCCATAACCATTAAAAATATCATTTTAACAAATGTTAATATACATCTTACAATTGACCTAATTAAAGTAATTGGGTTAAGCCATAAAATAAATATTGTTATTAAATCTATAATTATATTAGCTAGATTCATAAAAAACATCGCAATCCAACCAGGTAATTTACCTATCCATTGTAGTGACTCTACTAAAGTCATAAATAAATCTACAATACTTAATACAAAATTTATAATAGCGTCTACCAAAACCATAAATAAATCTACAAAGTTAGTAAAAAAACTAACTATGGCATTTATAAAATCTGGTATAGCAGCAACTACACCCGCGAAGTGTTCTATTTTTTTCATTTTATTATTTACGTGTATTCCTAGTAATGTTAATAGGATAAATATAATTGTAATAGAAAAATCATTCATTATTACAATTATATTAGAAATATATATTCTATTTTATTCATTAAAAAATATTTTTATATCATAATATGAAGAATGCTAAACAATATATTTTTATTTTTCTTCTTATAATTTTTATCTTTATACATAAAAAATCTAATAACTATTTTTTATCTTTACATGATTCTATTAATATAATGACAAATGAAGAATATTTTACTCATTTTAATAACTATGATTATAAACTTAGGAAATGTTTTGATATTAATAATTGTAAGTCTAAATATCGAGAAAATGTTTTAGAATTTAGTAATAATGAAAAAAATATTTTAACAAATATGCTGAAGCAATTCCTAAATAAATTAAATAAATACCAAAAAATATTCCTAAATCTTAAACTAATTAAAGTTGGCAACTATATAGAATCAACACTACCGCATACCAGAAAAACGGCTATAGTATTATCACAAAAATGGATTACACAATTTGTTAGTATAAATAATATTAATAATAGATTTATAACATTAATTAGTCACGAACAATTTCATATATTCCAAAGATATAATCCTCAATTAATGGAAGACTTATACACTAACTATTGGAATATGATTAAATATAATAAATTACCACCTAAATTAATGGAAATAAATAGAACTAACCCAGACGCCCTACCTAATAATATTTGGTTATTTCCTATAGGTATAGGTAAAGGTGATACTAAAGCATATAAAAAATATATATTACCACTTTGTATTTACGATACTAAAAATAATAGTAGTATAAGAGATACTAAAAATGTTTATTTTAATTTAGAGAAAAAAGGAAATAAAATAGAATTTAGTAATTTAGATGAAGAAATAAAAAATCAAAATTTACTAAGTAAAAGTAAAGAGTTTAGAGATTTTTTTGGAAGTGAAACAAGTAATAATTATCACCCAAATGAATTATCTGCGTCTTTGTTTGAAATAATAATAGAGAAACATTTAGATAATATGGATTTACCTAATATACCTGCTATACATAAATTTGAGGAGTTTTTGAATAATTTATAAATAAAAATTGACTTTTATATTTCTAAATATATTATATAAAGAACTGAAAATGACTAAATCTAATAAAAAGGAAAGGTGTAGTATGGAAGGTTGTAAAAAAAAACTTAGTGCGGTTAAATTTACTTGTAATTGTGGTAAAAATTATTGTACGGCACATAGATTAGCTGAAAGTCATAATTGTACTTATGACTTTATAGAAGAAGGGAAAAAAATTTTAGAAGAAAAAAATCCATTAGTCGTAAAACCAAAGGTTATTAAAATTTAGTTATTTTTATAGGGTTATTTTACAATTATTTTATAAGTTATTTTACAATTTTTGTAATTCGTCTTTAATTTCTCTTTTTTTTTGTTCAGCCAATGAAGATTCCACACCGTCAACTAAACTTGTAAATGCGTCTACAAATATCTTTTGACAACCTACATAAAATTCTAGTAACGCCTGTCTAGTTTTCTTTTCAATTTCGAATAATTTTTCAGAATCTATTTGTCTTATTTTGTATTGATTATTTTCATTAATAAGAATTTCTCCTACTAAAATTCCCATTAATTTAGAGTTATAGTCTTTGTAATGTTTCTTCATTAAATTATAATTTTCAAAGTATTTACCATATGGACCGTTAAGTGAATATTCTAATTCGGTGGGTAATACATTATTTGTACAATATTTATTTTGACTAAGGTCAGTTGGATAATCTTCTATTTGAACCGATTGTTCATTATCTATATAATCAGCAGGAACATCATTTCTTCCTACTAAATTCATAAAATCATTAATGGTTTTATATTGTTTTTCTTCTTTTTGTTCTACATTATTACCGGTATTAACACCTTCATTATTTTCTTCAGGTACTTCTTCTTTTTTACCAAATAATCTTTTAAAGAATGAGCCACCCCTCATTATCTTCTTAGTTCTTCTACCCCCATTTTGATTACCATTACCATTACCATTACCGTTACCGTTACCGTTATTACCATTATTGTTATCTTCGGCACCTACACGCGGGCCTCCACTATATCTTGTTCTTGTTCTTTTTTTATGTCTTTTTCTTTTTCTTTTTTTAAATCCTTGTTGTTGTTCAAATTGTTGTTGTGGTTGTGGTGGAACTTGTGGAGGTCTTGGTGGTGGTGGAACTTGAGGAGGTCTTGGGGGTTGAGGGAATTGTTGAGGTCTTGGTGGTGGCGGAACTTGTTGAGGTCTTGGTGGTGGCGGAACTTGTTGAGGTCTTGGTGGTGGAGGCAGTTGCGGTTTAATATTATTTGGAATATTTTTACCAAATGTATTTATTTTATTGTTATTGTTATTGTTATTGTTATTCTTTTTAATAGTCATTGTAGTACTACTTTTATTATTATTATTATTGTTGTCTTTATTGTTATTGTTATTATTTTTGTTAATATTATTATTATTATTATTATTATTTTTGTTAATATTATTTTTGTTATTATTATTATTATTATTATTATTTTTGTTAATATTATTTTTGTTAATATTATTTTTTTTAATTTTATTTTTGTTAATATTATTTTTGTTAATATTATTTTTGTTAATATTATTTTTGTTAATATTATTTTTGCTAATATTATTTTTGCTATTGATTTTAGGTTTAGATATTAATTCATCTAATTTACCTTTTATTTTTGAAATATTATTTTTAATACCTTCTTGATTTTCTTTAATTATTTCTATTTGTTTAAAATTTCTATTTGTAAAACTTCTAATTTCCTTTATATTTCTTCTAATATTGTTATTATTGATATTCGCTTTTTTAGTTCTTTTTCTATTTACATTATTATTTCCTTCATTGTTTACATTTATATTATTTATATTTCTTTTATTATTATTATTATTACCTTTATTATTATTATTACCTTTATTTTTATTATTATTTCCTTCGTTATTATTAATACTTTCACTAATACTTTTTTTAATTAGTTTATTAATAATTTTATTGTTATTATTTGAACTTTTTTTTTGATTTTCTGCAGAGTATTTTCCTCTAAAGTATTCCTTTATTTTTTCTTGTAATAATGTTACTTCTTGTTTCATTCTTATATTATTTCTCTCTTCCCCTTCTATATTATATACTCTATAAAGGTTAACTAATTCTTTCATTCCTTCAACATTTAAAAAATTTTCAGGATAAAGTTCTTTATCTTCATTACATAAAGATATTTTACCTTTATTGGCTCCTTCTCCTATAGGTTGGTAAAGTGCCGTAAGTCTTCTAAGAACCATATTATTATTAGGATTAATACCAGTGATAATTGCGGCTATAATTGTTAATATTCTAATGTAGAATATGGAGATAGTATTACAAATTTGTGCTTTAGATTTAAGTTTTCCTTTTGCTCCATATAAAGGTTCTCGTATTTCGGGACAATCCTCAGAAGAGCAAGGTTTAAATTTTCTATGTGAAATATATACTCCTTGGTTTAAATTTTTTAATTGTACTTTTTTAAATTTTCTCATAAGTTCATCCTCTAAGAAAATATTATAACTATTACATTGTTTTGGATTTTGTAAACTAAGTAAATCTTGATATGTTCCTTCGGTGACTAAATCAGTAACTACCTCATTCATTTGTTTTCTGGTTTCTGTTAAAATTTTAATAATTTCTTCCATACTATATTATTTAAAAAGAAAAAAATTCTTTTTAGAAAATATTAATAAAATATAAATAAAATATAATTTATTTAGCAAATGTTTTTGCTTTTTTGTCTGTAGGTAAGCAATAATAACCGCAAAAGCCTGTATAATTTATAGGATCACTATCATTGGGTTTAGTATAATCTCTATTTGCAGTAAAAGGGGAATATATAGGTAATCCATTTGCATCCTCTCTAGATACTTTTAATGTTCCTGGTTTATGACTCCATGTTCCGTCTTTATTTTGTCTATAAAAATGGAATGTATTTCCCGGGTCTGTAACCATTGCTCCTTTATAACTATCTTTACCGCAACTTTCTGTTAATTCAGTTTTTCGAATAACGGGGTTATCGCTCATAATTTTCTTTTCCATTTCTTTACAATCATAATTAAATGTTTTTTTATCTAAAGAACCGTGTTTTTTAAATAATGAATAATCCCCCGGTTGTGGAATCAATGAACGACATTTCTTAGGTTTTGTAGGGCAATTTTTATTTTCTTTATGGCATATAGTTTCACATTTTTTTTTTAAACTAGTCATAATATCATCTAAAAAATAAGCATAACAATTATGAGAGCCTTCTACATAAGGATGGGCCCAATTATCCGGATTATAATCTGGTTCATTTCCAGAAGTAAATTTTTTAAGGAAGTTTTGACATTTTTTATGTTTATGACAGAAATGTTCATTACTTTTTACAGAATTATTACATTTTATTTCAGTAGGCACACCATTAATAACTTTTTGTTTAACATATAAATTATCATTTTCTTCATAATAGTCCACGCATTTACACGTCCCTTTTTTATTTCGGTTCATATATAATATTAAAATATTTTAATTTTTCAACTGTTTAATAAATATTTCAATAGAATTATTATATTCTAATTTCGGTTTAAAAGCATCTATTAATTTAGTTCTTATCATTTCTATAGCAATTTCTTTTGTTAAATAACCATATCTTAACAAATAAGCCAAAATTAATGTAGGAGACTTCTGTATACCCGATTCACAATAAATTAATATATTTTCACTTTTTAATATACAATTTTTCATAAATAAAGTTATTTCTTTTAAATAATTTACCATTTTTAATATCTCATATTTTTCCACATTTTCCCTTATAGTATCATTATATTTAGCACTCTTTCCCATAAAACTTAAGTCATTATCCACATTAATTATATTAGTAATATTTTTTTCCTCTATAAGTTTACTATCAAATTTATTATTTACCCATATTCCTGGCAAAACTTCAATTTTCATTTTAAATTGTTTTAATTAATAATAAAATTGATTTTTATTTAAGCGATAAAACTTAATATATAATTATGTTATCTTTAAATAATGAATTATTTGATTTATTAAAAAAAAATAATTTAAATGGTGTAGAAGAAGATATGGATGAAAAAGAAAGGGTAGGCGATTCTTTTTGCGTTCATTGTAATAAATATTCTTTAACGAATAGAAAGGGGCAATTAGTATGTGTTTCTTGTGGTAATATTGAGGGGTTTAATATTGATAATGGGGCTGAATGGAGGTATTATGGTTCCGAAGATTCCAAGGGTTCTGATCCTAACAGATGTGGAATGCCAACTAACAGTCTTTTACCTGAATTTTCTTTAGGTTCGGTTATTCCTTTTAAGTGTAATGAAAGTTGGGATATGAGGAAAATACGGAATTATAATACCTGGATCGGTTCCTGTTATAGAGAAAAAAGTTTATATAATGTATTTGAAACTATGACTATTAGGGCAAAAAGTAAAGGCATTCCAGGTTGTATAATAGAAGATGCCAAATACAAGTATAAAATTATTTCAGAGGCAAAAATTTCAAGAGGGGAGAATAGAAAAGGAATAATTGCTTCTTGTATTTATGAGGCGTGTAAAGAGAATAATAGTACTAGAAGTACTAAAGAAATTGCGGAAATTTTTAGGATTAGTTCTACTAGTATGACTAAGGGATTTAAGAAATATAATGAGATAATGCAGTCTATAGATATTGTAAAGAAAAGGGTTAAAGAACAAAATATATCCGAACCTTTGGATTTTATTAATAGATTTTGTTCAAATCTTAATTTAGACAAAGAAATATTAGATATTTGTAAGTATGTTTGTATTCAAATTGAAAAATATGATTTGGTTTCTGAAAATACACCGACTTCTAAAGCAGCTGGGAGTATTTATTTAGTATCATATTTGTTTAATTTAGATTTAAATAAGAGAGATATATCAACTATTTGTTTAACTTCCGAAGTTACAATAAGTAAATGTTTTACTAAACTTATAGAATATTATATATATTTATTACCAAATGAAATGTTAAAATATCTTGCTTTAGATTTTATTAATAAGTTCGGTGAAATAGTTAGTAGATATTATAACCCAAAAGTGTATAACTATTTCTTTACAGAGAGTTTATCTTTATTTCAAAACTTAGTTAAGTCTAAAGATAAAATTATAGATAATGAAATATATATAATATATTTATCAGCAGGTATAGTATATTATTTTATTCAAAAACTTGATTTAACTAATATAGGAATAAAGGAAATTGCTAATATATTTCATATAAAAAATAAACATATTTTGGAATATTATGAAATTATAAAAAATATTAAAGATTAAATTAAATCTAATATATGACTAAAATTATTTATAATGAAATAACTAATAGGGCGATTCGTTTTTATTAGTTTTATACTATCTTTTTTATTCATATTTTTTTTTAATAATAAGTATAGTAAAATAATAGTCGTGGATCGTTGAAATCCAAATTTACAAAATACTAAAACTTTTTTATTTTTATTTAGGCAATCATCAATTTTATCTAAACAATCTATATATTTTATAATATCATTATTTTTGAATATATAATTATCGTCTATAGGTATTCTTATTTTTTCACAATCTATAATAGAATAATCTAAATCTTTAGTACAATTTATTACTAAATAATATTCTTTTAAAAATAAGGAACAATAATTTCCTAAATATAAGTTAGGTATTATTTGACTTATTTTATCAATCTTTAGAAAATGAAATATATAGAAAATAATATAATAATGTAAATTCATTAACGTTTAAAATAAAATTATTTTTTAAATTAGATTATATAATGATAGACCAAAATATTATACTATTAATTTTAATATTAATTTCAGTATTAGTCGCATTTTACTCCTTATATATAGGTTTAAGTAACAGTAGGAAAATTAAAAAACAACAAGAAGAATTAATTAATATTATAAACCTAAATAAAGAAAGTTTAAATAATATAAACAATCAAGACTCTTCTCCACAACCAGAAGCAAACCCGGAATTTCAAGAATTCCCCACCCTCGAAGAAGTAAACGCACACACTCAAGAACACGTTCAAGAAAATGATATGATACCATTAGATGAAGATATTAAAAATAAAATAGATAGTTTAACTGGAGGAAACGATAATTTATTCAAACATAATGAAGATAATGACGCAGATAGTGAAGAAGTAGAAGAAGAAGAAAGTGAAGAACATGGTGAAAATGAAGAAGTAGAAGGTGAAGTAGTAAGCTTTTTAGAAAAAAGCTTAGACCAAAATGAAGTAAATGAAGTAAATGAAGTCAATGAAGTCAATGAAGTCAATGAAGTCAATGAAGTCAATGAAGTCAATGAAGTCAATGAAGTCAATGAAGTCAATGAAGTCAATGAAGTCAATGAAGTCAACGGAGAAGGTGGAGAAGAGGGAGAAGCTAATGATGAAGAAGGTGACGAAGTTAGTGAGGAAGTTAATGAGGAAGGTGAAGAAGCAGAAGAAGCAAATGAAGTAAGTGGAGAATTTTTAAGTTTATCAGAAATGGATGAAAAATATTTGAATGATTTAAATTGTAGGCAATTAAGGGAAATTTCTAAAAGGGAAAATTTAAAAACGAGGGGATTAAAAAGTGAATTAGTTGAAAGATTATTAAAGAAAAAAATAGTATACGATAATTAAAATTTAATTAATTTAATATAATTTATTTTAATGAAAAATAAATTATATTTTTTTTATATTTATAATATATAAATGGCAGATTGTTATAAAACTAGTAATAATAAACACTTTGGATGTCCGCCCCGAATGGCAGATGGAAGACATTTTACTGATTACAGACCAAGTTGTCATATTAATAATATAATTAGAACTGGAAATAAAGTATTAAATAGTTTCCAATATAGGAATTTTTTAACTAATAACGCAGACGAATTAATGAATTTAAACAGAAATTATGCATGTCAAAAGAATTGCTGTGGTCCATGTAAAGAGCCATACCACTCAGTTAATACTTTACCCGAAACTAATAAAGTTAAATGTAATGCGAATAATTGCGAATTAGTTGGATTTGACCCTAATGGATTAGGACAAGGAAGAATCTTTAATGATGAAGAACAAAAATGCGATAATGTAGGACAACCTAATGTAAACACTAATGGGTGTGCTAAACCAGAAGATAATATGGCTTACTATGGTTCACAACTCACTAATAAAGATAATTTAAATAGAAACGCTACTCCGGGAGGAGGAACTATGTTAAGTGGCGGAGATGAAAGAGTATATTCTTAAATATGTTATAAGATTAATTTTGTAATTTTTAAAAAATAATTAAAATTTATTATAAAAATAATTAATTTTAATTAATAAAAATATATTTATATAGTATAATAATGTCAACAGAATGGAGAACTAAATTTTTTGAAAAAGTAGATTGTAAAGGTATTGCCATTAATGAAGGTCAAGGAGAAATTCTTGTTCAAGGAGAAGTTAAAAGTAAAACTCCTAACCCTGTTATAGTATACTGGGCACCTAATCCTCCCACATATACTACTAGTTTCTCTGGTAGTGCCTTACCTTATCACGATTCTATTCAAGCATATAATAAAACTCCCAATATCGGAGCAACTCAATGTACCAATAGAAAATTTGAATTTAGAATTAAATATCCTAACGCTTATTATATAGGTTTAGGTTCTTTATATGTCCCGCCTCACGTCCACTTTAAAATATGCGAAGAATCCCACTGGGAAGAAGGAACGGGAGGTGTAAGATTTGTAATCCCTGGACCAAATAATGTTAATAATGCTCCAGGTATATCAGAAGAAAAAAATACTGAAAAAATTAATAATAAAGTTCAAGAAGTTATAGATAGTAATGAATTCCACACTATTCAAATTGATGAAGGAATACCATTTAGAACATTAACTCATCCTTCTCCTCCTTCTAAAAATCCAAGAGATTCACCCATGTTCTATTACTGTGGTGTTAATAAATTACCTATCAGAAGTCAAGAACAAGTATTACGAGACGGGGGATTTCCCGAGGTAAATAAGATGCCTGATGATTTCTGGGGTCTTAAACCACCATTGTAAATTTATATTTTATATTTCATTTTTAATTTTCATATTATTTCATTTATATATTATTTTTTAATATTTATCTAATTTCTTAATATTTATATAATAATTTTGTCAGAAATATAACACCCGCAAAGGTTTCGTTATATTTCGTCATAGGTTTACCTCTTCAGATAAAAAATTATTATTTAAATTTATTTATTAATTAGAGGTGTAAAACCTAGGTTTTCCTCCTCAACCACCTTTTTGTGTTTTTTTTACTTTTTTTTTTTTACCTTTTTGGTTTTTTTTTTTTTTTTTTTTTTTATTTTTTATT